TCCATTGTCTTCATCATAGAACCCTTCCATATTTTCTCCCACCTACTAACCAGTTCACGAGCATATTCCTTTTGATATTTAGTCTTGGTAATGATATCATTGTATATCGATTCCCAACCACCCTCTTTTAGCTTCTTGTCAAATGTTGTAAATGATTTACGTAACGTACGCCAATTAGTATCATTTCCTACACCAATTAGAAAACGTAACGTGTGATTAAAATCATCCATATCCTCGACATCAAGTGATTTCTCCAATACTTTGAATGATGACCACAAATCAAACTCATTACATTGACCAAGTAGTGTGCCATTCATTGGGATAACCAACCCATTATCACCATACTGTTCTGATGATAACATATCGGTTGAACATATAATGGAACGACCACGATTAGGATACTCATTCCATATCTTGTTGTTATCCATAAACAGAGTATACTCATTTGATGTGTTAGATGATCTCCGTAACCTTCCCTTGGTAGGGTCGGTTAAGGCATATCTTGCAAGATCATAGTTACCACGATACAATCTACTACTGGCATTTTTGACTAATGCCTTAGCAGCATCACTATAATCAGTTCTCAACAATTCTTCGAACGTTTCTTTGTCCAAAGGTTTTGATCTTGAACTCTCGTTGATAATATACTGTTCTAATCTCATTCGAATACCATTTTTGATTTGATTATGTTAACCACCTTATGGTCAACAGTTGACAATTTCTTGGAACCTGTGTAAACCAATGCCAAGATCAGGTTGTATACAGTTTCACCCAACCAAGCAACACTAATTAATGATCCACTAGCGAACAGTGTCAATAACATTGCACCTTCAGGACCACCAAATATTTGTTCCAGTGAGTATTTCCCTTTCAATGCCAACGCAATTGAGGTGAAATCAAAATCATAGTCAAGATTTCCAATGAATGTCATTTGTGTCCACATGAAAAACAAAAGACCTGCGACTAACACACCAGTTACTTTTTTCATCACTGGATATCGGTCAAGTATATCATCCCATGCAGCAACACCAGACTTGAACTTCATCCATAGTTGTGTTTTGGATAATTCTTCAAATGCATCAAACAGACCTTGACGAACTATACCTGATAATCCATTTAATGATGATAAAAGTTTCACGAAAGAAAACCCTATTGATTTCAGTAACTTGAACACATTCTTTTCCGTTAATGCATGTGATATCTGAATCAATGACAACCCTAGTTCATGTGATATCTTATCAAATTCATCTGATGCCATCTTCAATTGTCTCTTAACAAATGCAACCGACTTATCCTTGACCTCTTTGAAACCCTCATCCACTGAGAAATATGAGTCAATACCTGATACATACTGTTCATATGTTATATCACTACTATCTATATACGATTCTAATCTCATAATAACACCTTTTTTACAGCCTCATCAAACGCCACATCCACCGCGTAATATCCATTAGGACAATACAACATAATCTCTGTGTTTTCGTTGCGAACCGATCTTAAATTATTATCTTGGTAGTTCTGTTTTACGAATTGAACCCACGCAGTTTCATCATCAAATATTGAGAAATCTTCATCATTGAGTTCATCAAATAAATCATTGATCTTTGATGACCAGATATACTTGAATTTACCTTTAGGGAATACCATTGCCACTGTACCACTACCAGCATAAGCACTAGCTGTTGAATATGTAGATGATGCAAAGACTCCCTCTGATCTCGACTTCCAACCAAACACTTTTTTAGATGCATTATCGAAACCATCATGGAACCACTGTGGGCTATCCAATGGTCTTCTATCCTTACGAGGTATGATAAATTCGAAATCAAATCTTCTACCAAAACCTCTATAAAGTAATGTCTTTTCTTTGAGGAATGGTTTACAATCCTTTTCAAGTTTGGGCAAGATCTCTTTTTGCCATAAATCCTGTTCCTCATCAAACCCCATTTCATTTATATATCTCTGTAATTTCATAAACCTAATGTCCCTCCATAACTGACATCAAATAATTCAATGTTTTTTCATATTCACCTTTGTCACCAAAATAGTTAGTATTGATAACAAGTGATTTACCACTAAACCATGCTTCACAATCATCATCAAACTGGTCACCAATATTGACTAACTTGAATTCATTATTTACAGGATCTATTATATCATTGATAGTTTTTTGTAAACTACCCTTCCATGCGTCATCCCATGCAGAAGCAGATTTTGTATAATTAATCCCCGAATATATTTCAGAAAACACATTGTCCCAGTCATAATTATAATTCTCAAATTTCTTATCAAATTCTTTCATTGCCGATCTAAGTTGTGCCCAATTTTTATCATTGGTTCTATTACCTGTACCCCAACGTAATAGATCCCTGAATTCACTATTGAATGAATCCATATCTCTAATATGCAACACTTTCTCTATATATGGGAAACTATACCAAAAATCGTCATCAGAACATATACCTATAGATGATCCATTGATAGGTAATACAATATTAAGATGACCATAATTAATAGCATATAATAAACTGGTGGAACATATTAATGATCTACCACGTCGAGGGTAATTCTTCCACCTTGACGAATTATCAATACACAGTGTATATTCATTACTTGTATTTGCAGATCGTCTAAGTTTCCCCTTTGAAGTATCAACATATCCATATTGTGGAGTATCTTTGTTACCACGAAACAACATCCCTTTTCCATTGATTACTGACATAACAGAATCTCTATAGTCAGTTCTCAACAGTTTTTCGAATTCATCTTTTGGTAGACTCTGGGTACGACCTTCTATTAAATATCTCTGTAATTTCATATACTTCCACCCTCTTTAGTGATTTCTTTACAAATCATACAATTCACCTGAATCATGTAATTGACCAAAAAGATGAACATCCATCATTAAACATTTACCATCAGTCCATACTTCATGTCCATTGGTTGGTAGTTTTTTGCCAACCTTTTGTAACTTAAACCCACTTCTTTTGGGATCAAGTATATCAGATATACACTTATACATATCACCTTTGTAAAATGTATTAAACAACTTATCAATCAGAGGTAGATACCCCAAATATATATCTGGTCCGTTCTTTTTGATGTGTTGGTCGAGATATTTCAGTTGTTTCTTAAATGTTCCAATGTCATCATCATAAGTTTTATGTTTAGTTGGCTTAGATCTGCTAAGCATACTATTCACAAGAGACTCTATAGAAAAATCTTCATTAAAACATTCTTTTATCTCCCCGCTTTTGTTAATAACAGTAAACATATCGTTAAATGACTCAAAAAGTAATGCCAAAAACCCATCATTACCCCCACTAGACTCTAACCCCTTAAAACTACCCCATATATCTCCCTTTGGACAAATTCCTATATCCGATCCGTTAACAGGGAACATTACATAACCATTACCATATAATATTGATTTTGAGTAATCAGTTGTACAGATTAGTGACTTACTCCTTTTAGGGAATTTAGACCACGATGGATCATTATCAATAAAAAGAGTGTAATAATTATCTGTGTTTTGACTAGTCCTAGTTGATGTCTTAGGGTCTACAACAGCCAATGTATCGGATGACCGATTACCTCTGTATATAAACCCTGATGTGGGATCATCCAAACTTTTATAATACTTTAATACATCGGAATATTTCCCACTACCAAGTTCATCTCTGAATTGTTGTAATTTTAGTGATTTTGATCTACCTTCCACCAAAAAATGATCCAATCTCATACTATTATTCCTCCATACTTTAATTATATTTGTGGTTGTTTTTTGTTATGACGTTTTAAGAAGAATACTGCTTCTCCCCGATCTGCCAATAGTTTACCCATATCTTCAAATGAAATATAACACTCACCATTCATACCCCATGATTTACCCCATGAGTTATGAATAGTAAATCGTTGTTTCTTAACATTAACTGCATTTACTAATACACAGTGACCACCATAGATACCACCTGATGCGTGAATGTAACCATCTGAATCAGGTTGAAACATGTTGCCGTGCCATCCAACACCAATAACGGCTGGACCATTATGACCAACACCAAGAATCAAGTCTTCCAATCCAAATGCCCAACGATATGAATCAATCCAACCCATTTTATGAACTACTTTAACACCAGCAAGAACACTTGTTCCTTCATAAAATGGTGATGCACCGGGATAACTACCACCATCCCAAGGATCAATCTTCTGTGCTTCCCAATAGATATTCTGTTTTGCATAAGTGTCAGTGATACCTTTAACTTCTGCTGGTCTTGCGATTAACTCATGTGCAACACCAAACCCAACACATGCACCATCTGGTCCTTGATCTAATTGTTCATTACAACGCCAAGTGTATGACCGTTGTTTCTTTGAACCAGACAACTCTCTGATAGGAAAGTTTTTACTTCTTTCATCGAAATCGGGTAATCTATCCAATTTCACATCTTTTGTAACATAAGCACCTTTTAAATTTACCATTATAATCTCCTAATATACATATCTTTTAATTTCTCTTGCTTTTATATTAAACGCAGACATCAATAATTGAAGTTCTGCCAAACATTCTCTCTTACCACCACCTACGATATACCCTCCACCGTGTTGCCTTAGTTGACGAATATCAATATCAGGTGGATAAATCATATCACCACTGTCTAACATATGTTCAACATCACTATCATAGTCACTACCCAATGCCTTCTCCCACTCTTCATTTTCTATATCACGTGAATCCCATTGTCTTGTCTTGAACATATATCTAATCATCTTGATTATTGTATGTTCGGATATACCTTCATCCATAAATGATCGGAAATATGCATACCCCTTATCAAAGAATGTGATATCATTGAGTTTTTCCTCATTCAATCCATTCTCAATCAACCAGTATTTGATATCACTCTCTGTATCAGTACCAACAGTATCAGGTCCATTGAAATAATACATAACTTGTTTAGTTTGAGTATTAAGGAATTCAGTGAACTCATATGTCTCAAATGACTGATATTGTTCATACATTGGTTGAACATCACATACAATGGTGTTCTTTGATGCCTTCTCTGTTATGTATTGTTGTAATCTCATGATATATCCACCAAAAAGTCTGTGAATGATGCATATGGAGCGTCATCATTATATACACTATGTATGGATTCTGCTCGTATAGCATAATACTCTTTACATTCGACCATTACCTCATTATCTCGTCTTAATGCGTTACTTAATCCAGTATCAATGTACCCCTTCAACATTTTTTTAGTTGATTTTTCCATAATAAATTTATTTAAGAATTTATCTTCGATAGCAATACTCAGTAATTGGACCCACCATGATGAAAAGTTAGAAGTATCAAGAAAACTATCTTTAACTTTTGGGTTCCATACATATCTATAATCACCTATAGGAAATATCATGTATGGAACACCATAATCAGTTGTTGACATCATATCACCCGAACAAAACAAACCCTCAGAACGAGGATGCCATCCAAATTTGTCATTCATCACGTTATCCATCAATTCATGTTGGGACTTTGATGTATCTTTTGGTTTTCTGTTTTTCCTTACGTCATGTTTAATAAATAATGGTTTGTTTTTCATACCTCTAAACGCAAACTGTCCGTTACTTTCATTAATCCACTTCTTACAATCACGTTTTATTAGTGGTATTATATCATATATGTCATCATATTTTACACTAACACCTTCTGTTATGTATTGTTGTAATCTCATTAAATTTCACTCCTTATCGTCTTACCCCATAAACATAATTCAACTAATGGCATACATTCCAGTCCAATGTAATAGTATTTGTCACACTTTACTTGAATCTCATTACCTGATTGTATCGCCTTTCTTAAATCTTTATCATTATAATCAAGTTCATCAATTACCATCTTCTCAACAGCATCACTGAATAATTTATCAAATCCTTCTGGCCACGACTTCCTACCTTCATCAAGAAAATACCCATGTCTTACCCAATTAAGGAAACCATCAAATGACCTCTCTGGGTCCCAATATATATTATCTTTTACGAACTCTTCTACATCCCCTTGAATCAAGTTACTTTGTTTAATATAATCAACATAATACTTGATTGCAGCTTTTTTAATCCTATATTTCTTTTGGAGTGGTACATTATATCCTTTATCTCTTATCCGATACACACCCTCATGTCCCTCAGCAAATTTTTTATCATACATTGTCTTCAATTCTTTTGTGTAGTTCTTCCTAATGTAATCACCAATTGACCTATCTCTTAATTTGGAATATGCATCAGTTGTCTTTGAACTCCATAGTATATCATACTTGTCTACCGGAAAGACCATGCAAATATCACCATACCCACCAGCAAACAATGTATTTCCTGTTGTGAATAAACCCTCTTGTCTCGGTTTCCATCCAAATAACTCTAATATTATTTCATCGGCTTTGTCACTTACTGCGGTTGGTGTATCCAAAGGTCTACGATTCTTCCTCGGTACTCTGCTACCCATATTGTCTATGTTTTTCATACCTCTAAACAATAATTGATCACCTTTCCTCAATTCACGAATGAAACCTTTACACTCCTTGGTTATCATTTTCCATGTCTCAATGAACTCTTTCTCTGACGCACTTGATATATTATTATAATCAGTATCAGTAGCAAACTTGATAGCCTGTTTCGGTGTCATTGCCTTCTCATTCAATAGTAAATCTTCAAATCTCATATATTCTCCATATATTTTGGTTTCAGTTATATTTATAATATTTGACACTCACTTACACCTATGATACTATCATCTTAACTAAAATCTGGAAAGGGATATACGAATGACAAGATCCGAAAGAAAAATGATGAAAGAATGTGAAAAAATATTTCTACATGGTATGGATAATGATTATACTGATGCCGCACGAGTGTTGTCAAAGATAAGACAAGATGTGCCTAGACAACTGATATATGAACGAGAACAAGAACTTACTGTTCATCGTGACTTAGTGAAAGTATTGAACTTCTCTGCTACTTGGTATCTCAATGTTATGGTTGTTGCTATATTAATCATATTACTCATTTTGTCAGTATCAATTTATGGCATTGGTCTTCCTGTTGTATATGTATGGTCAAGTAATGTAATTTCAATTTCTTCTATTATATGGTCTATTCTTCTTAATAAGATGGGAATAAAACTAACCAAGAAACTAACTCTATATTCAATGATTACGAATCCATCATGAAAATGACTAAGGCAAAAGACTTTATTAGAGGACAACAATATATTGAGATTGACTCGGCAGAAGTTAACGATCCCATTATATGGGTGTGCGTAATGAATGATTGTATACGACAACATATTGAGTTTGTCTCATTAGATGATAATATTACACATAAAATGACATGGGATGTGGTAAACCAATTCTTAGATAAAGATGACTGTACTGATCTATGTGAATACCAACCAAATCATTTCAAAGATGATCTGTTCACCCTATAAGATAAACAGATTATCATCTAACAATGGTAACGACACTGGTTTTGAACCACCATATCTTTTGACCATATTCCAATGACCTTCCACTGCTTGAACATATGTTTCATATCTAACACATACTTCTTCCTCTTCTGTGTTACCCATCAACATTGTCTCAAACAACAAAGGTGTTGATTCACTACCACCAAAACAATGATCCATTCCCAAGAATATTGTTGATACCATCAAACCATCACTAACATCTGTTTGTTGAATGATATTACTAACAAGATCCTCTGTACCACAAAGTAGTGCATACTCCATATTACACTCAACTGCTATATTATCATCATTTAGTGCATAATATTTAATCATATCTCAAATAAATCCTCTTCCCATTTAATAGGTGGATTACATACATATATCTCTGTATGATTAAATGTTATTGGGTCATCACCACCACCACGTAGATTATACACAGTATCACCATTAGGATATTTCATAAACCAATTACCATTTGTCCGATATTCCGATAAAGTGAATACTGTATTTTTGTTTTTCTTCCACCACTCAGCCCACTCAGTACGTAAAGATACATTCATATCTTTACACAGAAGTAACCTAACACTATCACCCTCTTTGAACGACATATATACCCCCTTTTCCTATAATATAACACCATAAATTATCACTGTAAATATAAATAATAGTATACCACACAGGAGAATATTATTCAATGAGATTACAATCGTTTATATCAGAATCAAAAGAAGGTAGAACCAAAGTCGTTAACATGGATGAAGCAGCACAAATCATCAAGAAAAACTGTCGTAAAGCATGGAGACGATTCACAGAAGATAAACAAGGTCTATTTAGAGGTCATGTGTCTATTCGTAGTGACTTCGGTTATGTTGAACCATCCAAATTCAATAGAAAATCAGCAAATACTGATAATCATTATACTCTATGGATAGATAACTCAAAACAATGGTCTAAATTTCCTAAAAGAAGTCAATCACTTATATGCTCAAGTAGTCTTGATGGGGCATATGGCACTATGGATGAACGATACCTTGTACTACCTTATGATAATTCTTCTATTGGATTATGCCCTGCTAGTGATTTCTGGGATAGTTTCAAAGGATATTATACCACTATTGCTGATGTTAACTATGAACTGTCTGAACTATATAATAGACTCATAGGTGAAAAGAAATACATTGCCAAAGATTGGAATACTCTTAGAGATTCTGTTATGCGTATCGATGAAATGTGGGCAAATATGAATAGTGATGCCAGAATAGAATTCTTTAATAAAACATCAAATCAATTGTTGACATATATGGTTGATCACGATAAATCATGTTCCGAAATGTTGAACGAAATACTCAAACCTTATAAATTCAAGCTAATCGTTGCTGGTGGTGCATTACCAAAGAATGATGATAGAGAATGTTGGACAGATGGTAACTCTATACTTGTTGGATATGATATCTATACCAGTGTGGTTAAAACAAAACTATTAGACGAAATGATTAACGAGTAATTGACATTAAGTGACACACATACTATAATATCTTAATGAAACCTTGTCAAATATGCAACACTCCAGCACTATTGGACAAACACCACATACAGAGTAGGTCAAAAGGGGGCGATAATTCTAAATCGAATATCTGCCTCCTATGTCCAAATTGCCATAAATTAACACATGCTGGTATTATCGTCTTGGAGGGGATTTTTCTAACCTCAGAAGGATTCCAATTACTATGGCATTACAAAGATGACCAACCCATCACTGATCAACTACCTGATACATATACATTTAACTCTTGACTCATCATACCACCTACTGTAATATCTATCCATAACCAAATAGAAAGGCACATCTATGGAACCAAAAATATTTTGTAAAGATTGTAAATGGTTAAGTCGGAATATGTTTGACAGTAAACTTGTTAAATGTAATCACCAACAAACCAAAATCACTCATTGCCCAGTAGAAGGTGAAAAAATTACATTGATGGATAGAGTTGAAACACACCCATCAAGTATTAATCACGACTTCGGTTGCAGTAATTACACACCATCACGGATGAAATTAATTAGTGAAGGTTTCAAATCTATGGCAAAGGGTAAGGTATAATTATGAATACAAATTTCCCACAAATTGGTGATAGTGTCAAAATCACCAACAATGGCAGACAATATACCACTTACCAATTAATGGCTGATAAACTGAATCTTACCAATTACATATCTAATTTAACCACCAAGAACGGAGAAATTGGTGTTATTTCTGGATCTGATACAGGAAAGTTAATTTACGGTATACGATTACAAAATGGTACTGATATTTTAATGGGTTACAGTGCAGATGAATCAGATCGTGGTTTCATTGTCACTTCAACTCCCAATATATTAGATGACTCACTATTTGAGGTATAATTATGACTGACAGAGAACCACAAATTGGCGATAATGTAAAAATTACCAATTCTGGTGAGATATATCCCAGCTACTTTGAAATGGCTATCAATCTTAAATTGGAATATTTTAATTTTATGAAAGTTGTTGGTAGTGATATAATCAAAGAAGGTATGGTAGGAGTGATCGTCGCAAAAGGCAAACACCTACAAGAAGAAAATAGAATGGTATATGGTGTCAGACTCATACTTGATGATAATAATCCTATTGATATTATTATCGGATACGAGTATACTTATGGGGAACAAAATCGTGGTTTCATTGTCACTTCAACTCCCAATCTTTTTGATGATAATCTCTTTGAGGTATGATAATTATGTTTAAATTAGGTGACAAAGTAAGATATGTTAGTGGTAAGTATGGTGACCTTTCAAATAATCCATTATATGGCGGCAAACACGGAAATGTTGTTGGTGAGATTACGTCAATTAATGATGGAGATAGCCAATTCGTATATAATGTTAAGTGGACGGATGACAGGTACAACAATTATTGTGATAAAGATCTGGTATTGGATATCCAACCTCCTCTTTTTGATGATGACTTATTTGAGGTATAACTATGAATCTATGTGTTGATGATAATATTGTTAGTGCTATTGATATGTGGATAGAACACGGTATCCCTGCTGGTTCTTGTACTGAATTATTATTACGTGGTCGATATGATGAAGCACTGTTACACGCACATCCTATGATCAAACCATTTTGGAATGACCATATTCAGTATATCGAAAATTACGTACCTATTGAATGCCGTAACGAAAACTATAACACTTGGAAAGGTCAACGATATAATATCAATGACTTCACCGATGATAAATTATTTGAGGTGTAACTATGAATAAAGATCCACAAATTGGTGACCATGTTGAAATTGTTGATACTGGTAAATGCTACTCAACATACCAAGACATGGCTAACAAACTTCAATTGAAAAACTATGTTAGTGGGTATAGTGACTCTGAAAATTTGGTTGGACTAACTGGTGTTATTATTAACAGTAGTCAACATGAATTCAGTCGTGATACTGTATACGCCATTAAACTAGATAATGATATGGAAATACTAATGATGTACTGTCAGAAATATAAACAGAAAGTTGACTATGGCTTCATTGTAATCACTAAACCACAATTTCTTGACAATGATCTGTTTGAGGTATAACTATGAATCCATTTAAAGTAGGTGACTATGTTCAAGTATTGACAGGTAGAACACAAAATGCCAAAGAACACCTTGACCGATATGGTGAACCTCCTTATATGATCACTTCTCTGTCACCTGATAACAGATTCATTCGACTTGGACATGATAGTTTTGGTCATGGATACGATATTTATGAATTTGGTGACCCATTCCATCACTTTGAAATGGAATTTATCAAACCTGTTGCCTATATCATGAGAGGGGTATTCGTTAGAAACTTAAATTCATCCGAAAATAAATATGACTTCATTGATTACATAACCAATACTCGACGTAACGCTCCTGTTGATGTATGTAATAAAGTTGATACTTACTTGAAATCATCCTTTGACGATAATCTCTTTGAGGTATAACTTATGAAATTTAAAATATATGATAGAGTAAGACTGATTACAGATGAGTATTCTGACCACATCAACAACCCTCAGTATGGAGGTAAATATGGTAAGGTTGTTGGCACTATTATTGAAGACGATAATTCTGGTAGACTTAATTATAAGGTACAATGGGATACCGGATCATCCAACTCTTACTGTGAAGATCACCTTGCATTAGACAATATCACTAAACCTATACATATTCTTGACAATGACTTATTCACTATTTAACTCTTGACTCATTATGCCAGTGTGTTACTATAGATCTGTAACCAAGACTAACTCTTTTTGAAAGGATCACAATTATGGCTTATGTATCTCAAGATGATAAAAAAGCTGTCGCTCCTATAGTCAAAGCCATTCTTTCCAAAAATGGACTAAAGGGTACTCTCTCTGTTCATAACGGATCTACTCTTGTTCTCAAAATTGCCGCTGGTTACATGGACTTCCTCACTGACTATAATGAAGTATCGGCTTATAACGCTGTTCGTCGCGGGGAAACTCCTTACACTACTACTGACAATATCAATGTTAATGTCTATCATATTGACTCCACTTTCTCTCCCAAATTTGCCAAAGTTCTTAACGAACTTCACGAAGCTATGAAGGGGGAAGGTTACTTCAATAACGATGACTCTATGACTGACTACTTCCACCGTTCACGATACATTGATATTAATATCGGTACTTGGAATAAACCTTACCGTTTGGTTAAATAATGAAACTTCTCCCTGAAGAATTACAATCTATAAATGTTGGTACTCGTGTTACTATTCATAACTCGGTATACAATAATAGAAAACCTTTTAATGCCACGGTAGAACTATCCTTAGACCGTAATGAACGTAACCAAAAAGTTATTAAACCTGATGAACACGTTATAATATCACACGATCGCTATAGAATACACGAACAACACTTTATGTGCCATGGTGAATATTTCTCTATAATCAATTACGAATGTAACAACTTACCTGATGATCTCTTTGAGGTATAACTATGAACATGAATAAACATTATAATCAACAATCTATTGAAAATCTTCCTATTGGTACACGTGTTACTATCCATGACACTACATATAATAACAATCAACCCTTCACGGGCACTGTTCAATTCTCTACAAAAATATCTGAATCGAAAACCAAAGTCATTAACCCTGATGTATTCATTGACCACGGCAGATACAGATCAAACAAACAACACCAAATATGTGAAGATGAATATGCTACGATCATTAACCATTTACCTAATGATCTCTTTGAGGTATAATCAATGTCTGATAAACATAAACCTAATGATCTAATTCAAAATCTTCCTATTGGTACTCGTATCAATATTTCCAATACTGAATATAATGATGGCATTCCTTTCTCTGGAACTGTTGAATTATCTAAAGATCCTCTACATAAGATTAACTTGGTTAGACCTGATGTACAATTAGATCATCCTCGTTACCAAAATAATAAACAACATTTCCTTAGTGATAATGAATCTTTTACGATCATTAACCCTTTACCTAATGATCTCTTTGAGGTATAACTATGAATACTCACAAATATAAGGTGAATGATATTGTTACAATACAACATGACAATCATTCATTCAATGTAAGAATTGTTGGATTTGAAAACTCTAGCACTGCTATTGGGTATTGCACTAAACCTATTGATGATAACCATAAACTTGACCATCCCAGATATAAATTAAATGGAACTCATTGGATTACGGAAAAATGTGTTATCTCATTAGTTAAACCTAAAAACCTTTTACCTAAAAACCTTTTACCTAATGATCTATTTGAGGTATAACCAATGATTAAACATCAACCTAATCATCTACAAAATATCCATATTGGTACTAGAGTTACTATTCATAACTCTGAGTATAACGATTATAAACCTTTCAATGGTTCGGTCCAATTTGTTCCTAACTCTAATATTAAAGTTATTAACCCTGATATCTTTTTGGACCACTCAATGTACAAAAAAAATAAACAACACTATGTCGTTAACAAAGAAACCTTCTCTATATTAGATGACTCACTATTTGATGATGATCTATTTGAGGTATAACTATGAATAACCACAAATATAAGGTGAACGATTTAGTTACAATACAACATGACAATCATTCATTCAATGTAAGAATTGTTGGATTTGAAAACTCTAGCACTGCTATTGGGTATTGCACTAAACCTATTGACAATAACCATAACCTAAGACACAGCAGATTCACATTCTATGGAACTCATTGGACACCTGAATGTAGAATTACTGGCATAACAAAAACTGGCATAACAAAAATGACGAACCTATTTGATGACAATCTCTTTGAGGTATAACTATGAATAAACGATACCATAACCTTGATGATCTCCCTATTGGAACTCACGTCACTGTTCATAACTCTGACTTTTACCCTACTCCTTTCAATGGAACCATTCAAATATCTCAAGACTCTTTGGTATACGGTAACAATTCTCGGGCTATTAACCCTGATGTCGGTATCATGCTTTCTCATCATACCTTTACTCAATATAATCAACACTTATTAGAACCCAATGAATACGCTACTATTCTCATTGATCCTTCTATTAACAATCTACCCAATGATCTCTTTGAGGTATAATCATGAAACGATATAATAAACAACAATTACAAGATCTACCTATTGGCACACACGTCACTATTCATAACTCCGAAGATAACAATGATCAACCATTCCAAGCTATCATTCAATTAGCTATCATTGAATTCAGTTACGACCACTCTAATATGAAAGTTGTACATCCTACTGAACCCACAACTATCAATCACAGTCGTTTTAAAAAACATAACCAACACTCTCTTAATGAGAACGAATATGCTACCATTAACTCTTCTCTACCCAATGATCTCTTTGAGGTATAAACATGACCATGAAACAACAATATAATAAAAAACTATTACAATATCTCCCTATTGGAACTCTCGTCACTATTCATAACTCCGAAGATAACAACAGAATCCCTTTCAATGCTATCATTCAATTATCTAACGCTAAATATGAATATGACTTAATTAATATGAAAGTTGTACATCCTACTGAACATACATCCATTGATCACAATCGTTTCAAAGATCATCAACAACACTCACTCAACTACGATGAATATGCTACCATTCTCATTGATCCTTCTATTAACAATCTACCCAATGATCTCTTTGAGGTATAAACAATGATTAAACAATATAACAACATACATATCAACTGTTCTCAAAAATTAACATAAAACAACTTTTCTCTTCATTTAATCTATATCAACCTCTAACATATTTCTCATTAATAAATCATCATTATCACACGTTATTTAATTAGTTTACATATATTATAGGGTAGGAACACACATATTACACTAGATTATACACAGGTAAGGTGGATATCATAGGGGTAGAACACACAAAAAGAGTATACCTCTATAACTACTTAGTATCATTACCCTATTCATCTCCTATTCCTCTCACTTCTCCTATACTATTTGATCCCTTCTAACTGATTGATATGATTGATCTTTTTATCATTGATATTTTAGGGAATAATTGACACAAATATACACCTTTTACATAGGTAGTAATACCACATAACTCATTGGATTCACTTCATTTCTCTATTTTAACCCTTTTGAAAATTTTTGCTGATACCTTTTATTCCTTTGATACCAATACCTTTTTTATTGATATTTTAATGATAAATTTGTAATCCCTTTGATACCAATAGGTTTTTGTGTCTATCTTCTTAATGTGCATAATGACCTTAGACAACTTGCACCCTTTTAATGAAAAATTCCGGATAAAGTTGACAAATGAAAATTGAGGAGAAAAAAGAGGGTTAATTAATAAAAAACTTCTAATTTACGATGACAAATGTGATGAATGTAGTACCCAACTCACAAGTTACACCTAAAATCAAGGAAAATGTCACTAATATAGACAATTCTAATGATTGACAAGGGTATATCACATATGGTAGGGTAGTCATATCACATAAATACTGATTTACAACACCATATCACATATAGTATAATAATCAGGTGTAATAAATGTAATAAATGTAATAAATGTATAAATACTAATGTATAACACTTTATTACAGGAGGATAAATATGAAATATCAAGTATACAAGGCAACAAATACCATTAATGGTAAGGGTTATGTGGGAATGTGTAATAACTTTGAACAGAGAAAAAATTCCCATAGGAGTAGTATTAACTCTACTACCACACCCATATCCCAAGCACTAAGTGAAAATTGGGATGATTTTGAATGGAAAATATTAGTCAGTGGTATAACAGAGGAAGAAGCGGAAGTATTAGAATCATATTATATTGAACTAAAAGGTACACTCTACCCCAATGGATATAATATGACTACAGGTGGGAAGAGCGGTTATGTGGTAGTGAAACAACAATCAGACTCAATACCATATGTGAGAAAAGAACCCACCACTAAACCTATTAATGAAGAGAAGTCAAGAGAAATATCAGACATAATAAGAGTGGAAGGGTATGAACTGATAGAAGGGTATAGGAATGCACGAACGAAGTTAAAGTTGAGATGTCCAAATGGTCATATCTTTGAAACTTTGTATAATAATTGGAGAAAAGGATCAAGATGTGGTGTATGTTATCGTGAAAAACTAAGAAATGGTGTAATAAGTGTTGTAGATCAAGGAACATCTAATGTGACTACCCCAATTAATGAAAATAGTGTAATAAGTGTTGTAGATCAGGAAACATCTAATATGACTACCTTATATGATAATGAGTTATATAAGAAATATGTAAGAATGTTTGTAGGGTATCATAAGGATAAAGTAATGAAAGTAAAGAAATCAATAGACGGTAGGCAATTCACATTAGAGTGTAGAGGAAATATACTTGATATGGTAGTATTAGATAGTATAAATGATAATGCACCAAGTGATTGTTATCCAATATTCCTTGATGTGTCAGATTACAAAACAGATGAAGATTATATAAAGGAATGGATGACTGAATGTGTTCGTGGGTAACCGTTATTACAGTAACCACATATGGTATTAAATTATATCTTGTGTATAATGGGGTCATATGGTATAATGGAATTGACGACATAAAACTGTTATACCATATGTGTATTATTCCAAATGTCAAGCAAAAACTTATCCACAATTAGAAAATTTTAAGTCGTATAATGTATATTATGTAAACTTTGACTACATTAACTCATTATAATGCCTAATCAATACAGATACTTACATCACCCCTTATGTGGTAATTAACTATAGACATATCTCATTTCATATATGTTGATAAGTTTTTACTTGACATCACATATGGTAGAGAGTCATTTGTACACTAAGATTAGAATTAATAATTAAAAATATTATCATTAGAATATAGTTTTGTGTCGTCAAGTCCATTATACCATATAGTCATATTCACTACAAGATAAATATAATTAGAAAATATAAAAGGAGATTAACAGATATGGTAGTATATATTATTATTGGTATATTATGGGGAATATTTTGTTCAGTTATGCAGACCAGAGTTTACCCGAATAATTGTGGAATTCTAATGATTAGTATTGTATTCATTAGTAATATGTTATTATGGCCTATTAGTATTATAATTGCATTAATAAAGAAACATTAGAAGATTAGAGAGAGAAGATTAGTTAGTGTGTGTTCATTAGAGTATATACATTAGGATTCTGTGAGGTGAAAAGTCAACCGTGTAAAAAGTTTTTAATTAAATGGATACCTTAACTATAGTGCATTGCTTATGTAATTTTTAAGAATCAAACCTGACAAAGTTGACTTGAAAAACTTTTTGGGATAAAAAAAGACCCGACTGAATTTTTAGTGTACAGAATTTTTTTGAACAAAACCTGTCAGAATTGATGTAAAAAGAGTGAAATATAACTAATTGAGTAACTTATACACTGAGTAACGGAAGGTATATTGATATGAAGGTCAAAATCCCTTGAATACCACATAAGGTATAGGATATATAGGGGGAATAGAGGGTAAAAGAGTATAGGATTTATAGAGGAATAGGAGTTATAGAGGAATAGAGAGGGTATGGGGGGTTGAAAAGGGAGATAAAGGGTAACGGAGGGTAGAAAGGTATGTTATCTTACCGACACACAGGAAAGAAGAAAAAAATAGAAATATGTTAATAATCCGGGGACGTAAAGACCATATGTGGTATATCCGGAAACGTTGAAACCTTTAGGGTATAAATGGTCAAACGAGAGAATATCCGGAAACGTTGGAATCTTAGAGGTATATGTGGTATGATAGTGATATTGAATATAACCCTAAAGGAGAGAAGAAATGTTATTTACATCACGAGATTTACAAGAAGACATTGAACGGTTTAATGAAGATGAGAAAGCCTATATGGAAGAGTATAGAGAACAAGGAGAGAAGGCAATGTTACGTCGGAAAGAATTAATGGGAGAGGAATTTACAGAAGTTCCTAAACCGACAAAACAAGAGTGTGAAGAAAATATAGAGAATCGTAAGAAACGGATTGATAGATTGAGAGAACTGGGCGCAGGAGACATTATACTGGATTCAGAGATAAGTATATTGAGAAAGAAAGAGAAGGATTTGGATGAAGGGGATTATTCAAAGACAGATGCCGAATTAACATATATGATAAAGTATTATGAACGAGAATCGGAAGTAGAGAAACAGATGATATTAGAAAGATAGAGAGAGATACCCCTATAGAATGAGTTATAGGGGTATTTTTATATGTATCCGGAAACGTTGAAACCTTAGAGGTATTAATGGTCAAATTTGAAAAAGGTCATCATCAAGTTGAATCGGTTGAGTGCATGATACAAACATGTCATTAGGATAAGAGTCACCGAATTTAGAGAATTTGATACGGTCATTCTCTGATATACTGTATATGGTATACGGAGGTTTACCCACAAGATGATTAAGTTTCATTTTATAAAAACCATATTTGGTATTTTCGTCAATCACAACTACATCCCCTTTTTTGAATATCATAATATGAATAAATCCTCTGGTAGTTTAACAGGTTCGATAAAAGGTTCGATCCATTCTTTAATCCAACACCACTCATCACCATTTACTGGAGCAACATATAATATAATATTAGGGTCATCAGGAGAAGGTCTTATTTTAATGATTGTTAATGTCTTACCACAGGCATTCTTCATTCTTTCTTCATTAAAATGAATGGTATTAGTAAAACCGTCACCGTCACTATCGAATTCCAATAGAGAATGTATTTCTTTATAAGATTTAATTTTAATTTTATCACCGACTTTATACATGAAAAAGCTCCTCATCAAAAGTTTCTTTATATAACTCAAAAACGATTTTAGACCATCCATTATCATAGTCATTGAATCTAATAAAATTACCACAATCAGATATACTAGATATGGTATAGAATGGGTGTTGACCGTGATGAGTCAGAAAACTATTTTCTTTATTATATTGGCTACTATTAGGATTCATATATTCATTTGTATAATCTGTCTTGACACAAACTTTATCCCCTACTTTAAAGTTGTTCATAATATAAAAAGATCCTCTGGTAGTTTGACAGGTTCAACATATAGTTCTAACCACTCATCGTACCAACCAAGATTTGACACTCCATCTAAAGAATATGAGCATTTACTTGGAGGGTTAAAATGTTCAACCACTTCAGATATAGTAAATGTATTTCCAGACATTTCTCTCATACGGTCAATGACACCAAATTTGCCCTCAACCTCAGTAAGATTCTGTTTAACTTTTACGATATCCCCTACTTTAAATTTGTTCATCGTGACCATCTTTCATTATAAGCCGTCATGACTTGAGTTCGATTTTCGTTAGTGTCATCAATTTGTGAAGTAATAAGAATATCAGAGGTTTGACATGGTAATGATGGACCCATACCGACTTCTGGATTAGATCTTTCATATAGTACATAGTAACGGAGAGCAGTAGCAAGAGCACGAACAGTTTCATTTGATAACATATATGGTAATCCTTTCAATAGAGTTATAGTAATGTAAGGAGAGGATACGATATTATGGATAGATAGTCAATAAGAAAGTGGATCGTTTTTTAGTGACAGTGAGGTATAATTGGTGTATTGTTTAATTACATTTAAAACAAGGGAGAGAATGATATGCAAGAAGTAATCAATAAAGGATTAACAAAGGTTCTTGGTGAGTGTTGGCATACATTTGAACCAATTAAAGGCAGTGAAACATGGTGTGAGTTTAAGGCTAGAAAGGTTAGTCTGTGGAAATGTAAAGATTGTGGTGAAGAATTAGAGCTTGAAACATCTGAGGATGTAGTGAACTTTATGTTCCACAACGATTTTTATACATGGAAAGGATTTGGTAAACTCAAGGAACGATTATTTGCCAGTAAATACAAACAAGATTTTTTATCACAATATGGGTATCATTACCGAGAGGCATACACAGGAAAGATTATTAACAGTTTTTTAAATTCAGAACTTATAGATCCAGAACGATTTGCAAAAGTGGTTTTTGACTATCTACAAGAAAAGGAAATCAAATGACAGGAAATGAATTACATAGTTTATTAGAAGGTGGTAACAAGATATTATGTAAAACGAAAAAAGGTATCTATGAGGATGGTATTTTTGGTGACAAAGGTATGATCGTTGAGGTATCATTTGCCCGTGATGATGGTGAGTGTTATGAGGTTGTATTAGATGGTACAAAATATATTGATCATAACCATTCTACTGCATTACCGAACTGGTATGATTCAGACCATAACCCTACATTAAAATATTTTGAGGTTTATACAGAGACAGAAGAGATTTCATCTTTGTATTTAGATCACGATGATATCGATATTGGATTAGAACTTGTCGAGAGTAATTCATTATCAGATGAGTATCTTAAAAATCGTGTTGATGGTGAGACTTATGTCAATTGGTTGGAAAAATTAGTAAATGAATTGAGAGGATAATATGTCAGAAAACACAAAAGAAATTATAAGTCAAATCATAACTAAGATGAGTGGTGGATACACAGAAAGTTCAGAGTATGATAAATTGGATGTTCTGTTACGATCTGAATTGGTTATTCACGGTATCTTAATCGTTCTTGGTAAATTAGATGTTAATGATGAAGTAACAGGCAAAGATAACCTGAAAATGTTGGAATCTTATGTTGAAGAACAACTTAAAATAATGGGTATTGAATAGGAGAAATAAAATGGCAGACGGAAGAATTAGATTGACAATTACAGTTGAATATGATGTAGATTTGGATCATTATGAGGGATGTACAACAATCGAAGAGGCATGTCTTGTTGATGCTGGTCAAGATGAAGATATTGTTTTTGGTATCCTAGAGATGTCCGAGTTTGAGACGAAATTTGAGGCTGTTTAATGTCAAAAATTGAATCAAAACTACCATCAAAACAAGAACGGATAATGGTATACATACAAAAACACCACTGTTCATTAAAAGATGCTCAACGACAAATCGCAAAAGAGGATTTATTGGCATATTTGGATGATGTTGATACACTAAGAGATCTTAAAAAGGTCTTGCGAATAGTAATTAAGGAACTTATATAATGGTATTTGTAGAGATTATGGTGTATGGTGACTTTGATATACAACAAACTGACTCTATTTGGTGTGGAGAAGGTCCGATTCCTCCATTTGATAGATGTGAAAACACCAATAAAACAGAAGATGTTGAGAAATACATCAAAGAACTGAAAAAGAATGGATTTAAGAAAGTAAAAACAGTTAATGTTAAATTTGGGGGTAATTGTTGATGAGAAAAGTCAAATTGCACAGTAAAACCCACGAAAATGTGGTACATTATGAACATCCATTGAACAGATTGTCTCATTGTTTGTGTGGTGTAGAGTTTTACACTGAACAAACCCAATTATTGTACATTGAAACTACAACTGACACTGTTACTTGTGAGAAATGTATGTTAATCGTCAAATCTATATTAGAGAAGGCAAAAACTAATGGAAATAAATGATGTTATAGAGAGTATGGAACTAAAGTTCACCTCTGGAAACACAATTGATGTATCTCGTTCCAGTATTACAAGAGAAGAGTGGGAAGTTCTTCGTAAATCTTGTCAAATCCCTAAGAAATCAATTGATGAACAAATGAAAGATGCTGGGATGATGTCTGTTGATCAAATGATGGATGGTCTTACCAAAAATCCATTTATGTTACAGGCAGAAGTTGTTGATAGGGATAGCTTTGAGTCATGGTTGGAGTCTAAGTGTCGAGAATACTCCAAAATGCAGGCAAATCTTCAATTAAGTGGTGACGATGAGGATGAAATGTTTGAATGGACACTTGCACATGCGGCAGTATACAAGTCTGTGTTGTCAAATCTACGAAAAGTAAAAGAATTAGAATCCAAATAAACAAAAATAGTAGTGAATCGGTTTTTAACCCCCAAATGAGGTATGTTTGGGGGTCTTTTTGTTGACAACACACAAGAAAAAGGAATATACTCTTGATATTGGAAAAATAAACAACGAAAGGAATAAAATGCCTAGTTTTGAGAGAATATTAAGAGATTTGGATATTCATACATGTAAAACACCTCAAGAGAAAGAAGTGAGAGAGTCATATTATCGTGGTCTTGATGATGCAAGGAAAGAAGTAGCCATCATTGTAGGCATCTGTGCGGTTATTTATGTAACAATTCGTTTGGTTTGTATATGGTGACGGAAACATTAAAAGAAACATTATGTAGATTTGAGAATGGTAGGTTCAAAGAAGTCATATTGTCGTTAAAAGTAAAAGAAGAGTGTCGTCAATGTGATTTTTTTAATTTATCTATCAAAGATCCACGAAAACAGTATAGATGTCGGGTTGCTGGTAGTTGTATTGCGGCAACATTACACCCTGATGTGATTAAATATTTCAATCACAATTTGGGTTATGTTACATTCAAATTAAAGGGGAAATAATGGAAACAATTGTAATATATGAGGCTGGTGTTTTGAAAAGTGATGGTTTGTATACAAATTTTATCAAATCACCAGATAAAAATGAGGTTGAAGATTACTTTGAGTCAATGAAATTGTATTCAAATGATGGTACTACCTGTGTTATGTATGAGAAGACATATAAATTGGTAGAAACCGAAGTATTAAAGAAAGAGGTGGCATTATAATGTCTGAAATCAGAAAAGATATGTCAATGATTAAGAATACTTGTCGGTTATTAATGATGGATGAAGGTGACCATTTCATTAATATCAGAACAATCTACGATTTATCAATGAAACATTCTCATGGGTACGAGAATGAAGACAAAACAGGGTTATTGGGATGTCCATTTTGTAATACCGTTCCAGAATACCCATCTGGTGACGGCACACAGTATGAAATTGTGTGTGAACAGTGTGGAATGGCACAGTCATGTGTTCAAATCAGTGATATTATGACTATTGAAGAACGAATATCGGATGATTTTATTGATTATCGTTACGGTGAGGAATTCGTGGAACGTGCAAAAGAATATACAACTAAAATGTGGAATAAGAGGTACTAATGATAAGATTACTTAAATGGTTAATATTTGGTGACACTCATTTGTGTAAATATGAAATCATCGAAAGAATTAAGGTTGTAAGTGAATACAAGAATACACCAGAATCAATAATTTTTGTTCAGAAGTGTGAAATTTGTGGTAAAATCAAGAAAACTCGGATTGGTGACACACTTTAATAAGGAGATATAAATGAAACGATTAATCAATTATGGAAGTATTAAAAGTTTCCAACAAATTGTAAAAGATGTAACTCATAAGGCAAGATACACAGGTCTTGATGAGAAAGGGAAAGTCAAATACTCAACCGACCCATTACCTATTATCAGTTGCATCGGAACAGAGAAGATCCACGGCACTAATGTAGGATTTAGTTTTAATGAAAAGGATGGGTTTTGGTGTCAGAGTAAAAAACGTATTTTATCTGTTGAAGAAGATCACTATGGATTTGCGTTCTACTGTGAAGGAATTCAAGAAGTGATGATTGATATGATTAAATCACTTAGTGTCCAGTACAGTGTAGATTTAGAGTCCAAAGGTATCATTATCTATGGTGAGTGGTGTGGTGGTAGTATCCAAAAGAAATCTGCGGTAAGTGGATTAGGAAAAAAGTTAATGATTTTCCGTCACTGTAAGATTTATGACATTGAACCCACCGAAGACAGTGTGAATACATGGGTAGAAACAAAGTACAACAGTACATGGATTGACAGTCAAGAAAATCAGATGTGGAACATCACCAATTTTCCAAGTGTCAGTACATTGATTAACTTTAATGAACCAAAAAGAAGTATCAATAAGATGTTGAATAACTTAGAAAAAAATGAATCCGATTCACCTGTTGGTAATACATTTGGTGTGGAGAATAATACATTAGAAGGATATGTATACACATTTGAATTTAATGGTGAAGTATACAAGTTTAAAGTGAAAGGGGGAAAACATAGTTCAAGTAAGGTCAAAACACTAAAACCTGTTGATGATGTATTAGAACAGAAGAAACAGGATTTTGTGACAGAGTATTGCTGCAGAGCGTGGCGACTAGAACAGATGTATAAAGAAGTTCAGGAAGAAAAGAACCAAGAACTATTAGACATTGAAGATGTAGGGAAGTTCTTAAAGAAAGTTAACAGTGATATCATCAAAGAAGAATCAGATGAAATGAGAAATCAAGGGTTAGTTCCCAAACAGATCTTTCCTCTAGTGAGCCGAGTATCAGTTATTTGGTTCAAAGAACAATTAAATAACATGTAACAAAAAACCCCCATACAATTTAATTATTGTATGGGGGTTTTAATATGCAATATAATGGTCGTTAGATGGTCTAACGCTCAACGAGACGGTCAATAATGATTCGTATACTGGTCATTCTGTGGATAAAGGGTGACAATGATTCGTATACTGGTCATAATACAAACAAATCATCGTCAAAGTTGTTTGGTTTTACATAGAGTTCAAATCGATCAAACATCCAACCAGTTTCATTACCACGATCATCTATCACAAAAATAGAGTATTCATTAACACCGTTTTGATATACGGTCAATTCAACCCGAAGTACTGTATACAAGTTTCCTTTTGTCACAATGTTACTGATTCCATTGATACTGAATTCATTGAGACAGATAACAATATCACCCTCTTTAAATTTCATATCACAAATAAATCCTCATCTAAATTATATGGTTTGACATAGAGTTCAAATCGATCAAAATACCAACCAGATTCATTTCCATTATCGTCTAACACTATGACATGTCTTTCAACATCGTCACCATCACCCCAATAATCAGTTATTTCCACCCTAATTATTGTATACAGGTCACCGACTGTCAAAAAGTTACTGTGTGGTTCTGTACATATAATGATATCACCTTTTTTAAATTTCATAATGTAAACAAACTCTCATCAAGTATTTGTGGTAGTTTGTGTCGAAACCTTTTATCAAACCAACCTACTTCTTTATTACCAATATCATCCATTTCAACGATAACAAGATCCATACGTTCCATATACTTTGATACAACATATTCTTTGTTGTTGGTGATCCGATCAGAGAATTTTCCACTGTCGATACATACAATGATATCACCTTTTTTAAATTTCATTGTCTAATATCTCTTTCACCATCAAATGGTTTAATTTGTGACCAGATTTATAAGCCTCAACATATCCTATCAACGGACGACCTAATGCACTGAAATCCCCAATGAGGTCCAAGATCTTGTGTCGAACAGGTTCATTGTCAAATCTAAGACCTTCTTTATTCATCACTTGATATTTGGTGAATCCAACAACATTGTTTAACGACACACCCAAACCCAAACCTCTTTCTTTTAGGTATGAGAAATCTTCAAGGAAACCGAATGTTCTGGCGGGGGCAATATCAGTAAAGAAATCTTCTTCATTTAAAAGAGTGTGTTGTTGGATACCGATAGGTTGTTTGAAATCAACAGAAAAGTTAATCACTAATTTGTTATTAGGAACGATTCTTATATAAGAGTCACCATCAGTAACCTCAAGAGTTCTTGCTACACGGATTTGGTCCACCACATCATTCTGACTAACCACTCCAACAGAACGAATGAGATTCGCCCATTCAATTGCACTACCATCAAGCACAGGAATTTCATCACCATCAACCTTGATAATAAGATTAGTGACACCACATATATAAAGAGCGGACATTAAATGTTCTACGGTTGACACTTGACCACCAACTGTAGTAGATAATTCTGTGTTTGTTATATTGTCAGCATTAAAGGGTATAATTTCACCATTAACCAAAAAGTTAATTCCTTCATTAATTCGACGAGGGATTAATTCAACAGAGACTTCTCTTCCTGAATGAAGACCAATCCCTTGTCGCCAACACCGTCTATTTAAAGTTTTTTGATTCATATAATAAATAAATCCTCATTAAAATTATTTGGCGGTAAATATAAGTCAAATCTACTATCTGACCAACAAGTAACACCTTCTTCATCTACACCTTTTAATCCAACAAAACCAAATTCATCAACGATATCAACTACATACACTGATCCTTCTTCAAGAAAACATCCACTGTATGGGAGGTAATCTTCAACACATACGACTCTATCACCTTTATTGAATTTATTTTGTCTAATTTTCATCACTATCTCCATTGTATAGATTAAACCACATAGGTAACCATGATAACCGTTTACTATCTATAATTGTAGTATATACATTAAGATCTACAAATGGGTGAAGTTTTATTTCTGATACAGTTAGAATTTGATCACAGTATTCTATCATATGCCGAAGATCCTCATATAAGTCATATGTCATATGCATACCACCACAATCATCTTCTATAATATATTCCTTGACCTCATCATATGGTTTGATTCTGATTCTATCACCGACTTTAATCATCAGTTAACCGATATACACCATTGAATACACTTGTCTTCATAGACTCGTTAATGAAAATAGTAGAACCCACAAACTTATAGTTCACAAACCCATCTTTGACATCAATGATCTCAACAGTATGGTTCTTATCATCACTGAATGGATTACCTTTGTTACTTCCACCCCTTAATATGTATATTTGACCTCTGGTGATATTTTTGTTAAAGAGAACGGCACCGATAAAAGACCGTAAGAACCATTTTTTAAATTTACTTAACATACAACTTCCTCCTCAATCACTTTTGCTGGTTGAACATTAATAACAGTTTTGATTTCAAACATTTTTAGACCATTCTTAATATTAATAGCCCCTATCCAATGATGGTCTGTTCGGAATTCAGGATAAAGTAATTTAATCTGTTCTTTCATTTTATGATATCGACCCAATACACCATCTGATTTTTTAAATTCATCTACCCGATTATCATAGTCAGAACTGGATTCAAATAGTTTTTTTATAGGTTTATCATAATGAGAATATTCCAGATAGTCACTGATCAAATTTTTCAGTGTATCGTCTTCTGCTATAATTGTGTAAGACCGTTGAATTTCTGACATCTTAAACCTCCGTGTTCATAGGGTGGATTTTAACAGAGTCAGCAAGAGTCATGAATTGTGCTGGAGCAACAAGATTTTTAGTCTTCATTTCACCAATAACAAGTTTTTCCTCTTTGGTGAAATTCTTCAACATCATCTTGCCGTTATTTGAAAGGTTGATTTTATTGTAGATATCGGTATAAGAAACGGTCATCTTTAATTCCTTTCGTCTGAGGTAAGAACAGTATAGACCTGTCCCTACTCAGAGTCAAGGAAATTACTCACCACTATCCAATTCATCTTTAACGTCATAAACAATATGGATCACATCACTTTTGGTATAGAAGTCATATGACAGACCGCGAGACGATGGAACATAATCATCACCAAAAATTTCTTCCCAAACTATCCTGCGTTCTTCATATTCTTTATCATACAACAGTCTTTTATCTGGTGTTAAATTTTCTTCATATTCATACCAAGGATCTGATTGGTTCTGGTAATGATAATCAACCATCATTCTACCAAAGACAGGTTTTACGACCTCATCAAATGTTTTGTTATCAAAACCAAAGAATTGTATATAGACACACCCTTTGTTTACATACAACACAACTGAAGCGGTATAATCAAAAATACCTTGATCAACAATATCGTCTTTAAGTATTTGAGATAGACCGTATACATTGGTTATCCCATTACGGTTCTTGATATTATCATAGTCGCCAGCCAAATAATCAACTATATGTTTATGGTATAATTCCCTTGTTTTAATCAGTGACTTTATAACATCGTCAATACAATAACAAGATTCTACTTTATATGCGTTATATATTTTAGTACTCATTTATACTCCATTAAATTTCAAATAAATCAGAAGGTAATTTGTATTTCGGTTTTAATTTCTCAAGTTCGTATTCAGCCCAACCATGAGGGGCTCCTTCTAATTTATATACAAAATATTCATTAGAATTTGACATTTTACCGCTCACGACAATAGCCCATCCTCTATTTACTAATCTTGATGGTTCATTCGACCATTCCCCATTTGATACACAGGTAATACAGTTTTCAGAGAAACCAACTTTTTCACCAACTTTAAATTTCACAATCACACCTCAAATAAATCGTCTTCTAATGGAATATAATTCTTATTCAGATACTCAGATTTTTCTTTAAGAATTTTTAACTTCGACATACATTTCAAGTAGATATCATAATATGGAGTGAGTTCCAAGGCATCACATTTTACTGTATCGTATACCTTATATTCATCCCCACCAAGTTCGTTTGTTATATTTCGAAGGAAGAAATCCCATGACAAATAGAAGTCATCAATTCTTTTATGATAATTGTAGACATCCAGTGCAACTCTTCTTGTAGCCCGTAACCACATTTGATTTTTAATCGGTTTTGGTATACGAGAAAACTTTTCTGATAACAGTTGTCTATCTCTTTTATATTGTTTCATACAAACACCTTTAAAACGGGTGACCACCAAAATCAAGAGTTTGATTACGAGTATTACGAGTTCTGCGTTGAGGGGATTCTTCAAATTTCTTATCGGAAACCTCAAAACGCAGAGACTCGTTTTCCTCTTTCAACCATTCGACTTCATCCAACAAACAATCAATATTCGTTATCAATATATTGAATATTTCTCCACACTTACGCACCTTCTCGTCATCAGAATTCCCAATAATACGGTTTGTAATTTGTGTTAGATTATTTATTTTGTCTTTGGTTATCATAATATCCTCTTATTGTGACACTTCTTTCTTTTCTGTTGAACAAGGGCATCCAGTACACTCAACTGACCACGGATCAACAGGTGCTTTGTATACAGGTGGTGTGTGATTGGTAGGGTTACTCAAAGACACTGGTGTACTCAATGGTCGTGCTGGTGGATTAAACGTCTTTGGTGTAATAATTGGAGTTTGAACCACAGAGTTATTGAATTGTTCTACGATTTTATCATCATAATCCAGACAAGGAACCACCAATTCAAATCCACAATCAGGGCAATTCATATGCATATGTTCTTTCACATCTTCATCTTCCCATACACAGTCTGAGTCAGGTGAACATTCTTCTACATAATCCATTGACCACTGTTTCTGGAATGTAGGAGCAAACCCACATTTAGGACAAAGTGTCTTTTGTTGTTTCATCAGATTGAATTTCATATCAAGTTGCATTTTTTGTTCCTTTCGGTTTGTGTTATAAGATAGAAACAGTCTATCAGTTAATTGGTTATTGGTCAATACCTAATCGTGACAAAGAATTATCTACATCTTCATCAGTTGGGTCATCGTCATTACTTGATCTTTTCAGTGTTCGTTTTCTTGTCAACATATAATGGATTGATGGTTGTTTAAATATTTTTTTAATAAAACAAAGAAACAATAAAAATAACGGAATAAACCATGCAGAACTTAACAAAAATGTAGCCACCCAATAATCATGATCAAATTCCTCTACGGATTCATTCGTTTCATATTTCATATATTGTATTGATATAAACAGACCAACAAGAAAATATAATAGTATACATAATATAATCATCATATGAATAACCCCAATCGTCTCAGAGAATCATTCCCATTACCATCTTCATCAAGATCATCCGATATATCTAACTCTTTATTCCAATGACTGGATTGATTACTGTCAATAACACCAACCATCGATCTGTAATATTCACTATTACGTTCGTGGTTATCCATTGATTCTCTGAGATGTACCACAGGAACAAAAATACAAAACATTGATACGATAGTTAAAAACCCCAAAAAAGGTATCATTGTTATTGTTAAACCTGATCCAATCAAGGCAATTAAAGCACCAACAGATCCAATACCCAACAGACCAAAAATCATAATAAGAATTGTAGTTTTTGGTTTTCTTAATACAAGATTTTTCATTTCTTAACCTTCCAAGTGTGATCTTCGTATCCCCTCCAAACCTCACTTATATTACCATTCTGGTTGTGTTGTTTGGTCATAATTCTGACGATATCCGCGTGATACACAGCACCATCATTACAGGTAATAATCATATCGTTATACATACCTGAGTTAACAACAACTTCAAAATTGTTTACTCCACCATTAACCGAACATATGTTAACAGCAAATTCATTATCTTGTGGGTAAACTACAACACTCTCAGAACAACCAGTTAACATCACCAATACAACAACTAACAATACAAGATTTTTCATTTCTAATCCTTCCAATATTTGATACGCCAACCACAAGTATCATGTTTCAGTTGACTTGGTGAATACCCACAAGTATATGGTCCGTCAGGAGGCATAGACAACCAAGAGTCATATCGTTCAACCCACGTTGATTTACAGAGAACTCTCATCTGTAGTTGGTGGTTCGTCTTGCTCAGATACGCTGTCTTCGGTAACCAAAGGAACTTCGTCACTGTCCTTTCTGTTCCTAATTTCACTTTTTCTTTCATCGGAAATAAAATCTTCATCTGCGTCAATTCTCCCATTACACACTGGACATGTCCATTCATTAAATGATTTTTGATCACCAAAGAAACAGAATTGAACACTGTAACATTCAGGACATTCTTTTTTCATCGTAGTCAGTGTCAGTTTTCTTGTAGTCTGTTGTTGTCTTTTCATAACACCTTCCAATTAATGATTATAACTTCTGTATCTTCTGGGTACATATAAGGATCAAGTTTATATAGTTCTTTTTGAATATACATTTCTGTTGATCGGATCTCTTCAACAGAATCCAATTCAGTCCTGATTATGATATTACCCATATCAGGATGTTTATTTTTAAATGATAATGCATAAGATACGAATAAATCTTTCATTACCACAACCTTTTTCGTTTACATTTTTTACATCGATACTCATTCATAAATTCACCATACGGGCTTTTTTCTGATACAACCCAATCGTGAGTTCCTTTCCAGAATTTACCATAACAAAACATATTATACCATATTGTTTTTAACATTACTAATCCTTATACCCACTAATCAGATATGAAAATGCAGTGAAAATTAAAGAGAAAACTACCAGAATAAACAGACAACACACCAAACAACATACAACTGCTGTAGGGAACCAGATCGGGAAAAATACCCACATCCAAGGGATATTGACACCACATAACTTCAAAAACCCAAGAAACATTGTGAACAATACAGCAATTAATGGACCACTACTGTTACTACTGTTACTACTCATTTAAAACTCCTTATAGGTATTTTGGACCGTGAGGTGTTAGACAAGATTTACCAAAGTCTTTAGTGTATACATTACCTCTCGCGTGTTTTGCTGGAGACTTGAAACTAGCAGGTTTGAGGATATCACCATTCTCCATATTGATGAAGGTATGAACAGAACTACCTTGGATTACTTTGATGTATTTACGACCAACAGTATAAGATAATTTATCTGTCATAGTGAAACCGTTCACTTTGATGTAATCATTATAGACATCTTGAGCGGCTAACAAAAATCCGTTTAAAGCGTCTTGTAATTTGTCGGTCATATCATATCCTTTCAAGAGTTGTTTGTTTCTCCCTAACCACAGAAACATTATCTCACATCAGAAATCAGGAGTCAACGCATTTGTGCTGATCTTCGTGTACCACTATAAACCTTTTGTTCAACCAGTTCTCGGTATTTGGGGTCAATCCGTGAGTAATTAACGGCAACCGTTCCAACCTTACCACTTTCTAAGATTGGAATGTTAAGTGATAATGCCAGACTAGTTTCCACCCAATACAATTCTCTCATTGAATTTTGTTTCATAATATTCACCCAATCACATATAGAACGAGGAAACAGAAATACCAGATACCGTCAAGCAGTTTACCGAAATCAGATTGTTTTAATTTACGTTGTTTTAGAATAGACACGATTCTCAAATAGGTGTTTCGGACACCAAAAACACCTCCATAAATGATCACATAAGAAAGGAACACAACACTGTATGGTTCAAACACTTGAAATAACTGTAATAATTCGGTCATAGTGTCAATCCCTTTCTATAGGAACTTAATTTTTAGAGATTCAGGAGTCATTTTGTAGATGGTTTTTGTGTTAACACATTCAACCAAGATAGGATACTTACGTTTCTTACGATCCCACCCAAGAACTTTCATGTCAGAATCTTGTTTGGAATCATAGTAGATATCCCCAACTTCGATCCCATCTAATGCAACCAGACTTTTTTTGAAAGTGAAATCGTCTTTCATCTTTTGAATCTGAGCCACACTGAAACTATCATTGGAGTCAGAGTTTTCGTCGGTGACACTGAAAGTGACACTGTTTACTTTATACTCAAGGTCACTGTATTTCCCTGACCCACGTGTAACAGCAACCCCATATTTTTGAGCAATCAATTGAGCCGCTTGGAAAAGTTCTTCTCCTAACATAACTGCGGTTGCCTTATCGATATTTTGAATTTTCATTTTGTGTCTCCTGAAAAGAGGGGTTAGTGTCAATCACAAATACATAGTAACATCATATTTCGGAATGATCAAGACTAATCGACAACAAATAGGTCTTCATCCAATAATACTTTTGGTTGTCTGGAATCTATGATCAATTCAACAGCATTAATATATTTCATATTTTGTGGTGTTAATGTATCACGACATAGAATGTTTTTGTGGATGTTGTGTAGGTGTGAAGTTTCACATTCGTTTAATGTAACGAATTTTAAAGGATCATTGCCATCGATACCATATGTACCCCACATTAATTCTTTTGCTTCTTCAAGAGATAGGTTTCTTATTTGTTGTAAGGTTGTCATTGTGAGACTTTCTGAAAGGGTTCGTGAGATAGGTACATTATATACCTATCTCACTTTGAGTCAAGATGTTATTTGGATGTTACTGTATCAGGTTCACTTTTAACCGCTTTAACGATACCTAGTGTTACCATTACTGCTGGTATTACTTGGGCTACGATGATCATAGCACAGAATCCAAGAAATGACCATACGAGGAAACCTGAGTTGTCTACTCTTGCTGTTGATGCCCAAGCGGGAACTGTCATTAACAAGAACGTGATGATTGTGAATAGAATGTTTTTCATTTTGTTTCTCCTTTTTGAGTGAATAATGCTTTCACCATTCCTGTATACACCATTGCAGCAGGAATGAGTTGTGAAGTTGCTACTACTATTACGAATCCTATGAATGCGAACTCTAAAAATCCCATGATATTTCTCCTTCGGTTTGGGTTATTGTATATTTACTTTGTTCTTTCGTACGTTTCGTCTATACTATTTTGTCCCCAAACCCTTTAAATAGGTTTGTTTTTGTCTGTTACCTACTATACATACAATATCCATACCAAGTAAAGACATTTTTAAAAATAAATCAAAATAAAAATGATTGACAATAATTACCATAATGTTATTATCCCTGAGTCAAACAACACTACTTGAAAGGAATACAAATGAGACAACGAATTTATCATGTAAGATCACTGGATGACTCTGGTCTTACTTACTGCAAAAGATTAATAACAGAAAAATCAGTAATATATAACGTTAGTGATTTACATGATGGAAATATTCAACCTTGGTTTAGAATGTGTCTACACTGTCGTAAACGGTTAGAACGTCTTATGTTGATGCCGAGAGACATGTACTTGACTTCGACACCTATCGACCCTTCTACCCCTGTTACTGATCCATCAAACACAACATATACAGAGGTTGAATCAAACACAGCGCATATTCACACTGTGTTTGATGAGTTTGATACCTTTGATGGTGATGATGATGAACACGGTGAATGGCTTTCACGTTTGGGCGTAACAAACTAATTTTATTAATGGAGAAAAAAATGACTACAAAGACAAAGAGTTGGATTTATTTTATTGTGAGTAATATTATCCTTGGTTTATCCGTTTACGGTGGTTTGTACTTGGGTGTTGAGTGGGTATCAAATTTATTGGTATTAATTTTGGTATTTAATTTTGGTGTTGCCATCCTCAGTCTGATGGTCACCATATGTATCTATGTAATTATTTACAAAGACGATACTTTTGTAGAAAAAATGGGTGAGTATGCTGAAAACATTCAATCGATTTCAATGACCCGACGATATACATCATTGGTAATAGATTGTGTGGTTATGGGATCATTGATTTATTTTGGTTGGATTGGATTTGCTTTCATGGTGGCGTTCAATATTTGTAGTGTCTTTGTTTGTTGGAGTTATGCAAAGAAGTCAGTAGAAAAGATTGAATCTGTAATGAATGGTAGTAGTGATCGTGTTGAATCATTCTTTAATCACAGTGATGACTTTGATCGTGATCCAGATGGTGTATGGGATACTGACGATAATGAATTGTTTCGTATGGGTATCATTGAACGACCTACTGATGAGGATGAATATTAATTTATAAATATTTTCAATCTTGGTTGACATACCTTTAAGTTTCCTGTAGACTAAGGTTATTAAACGCCGAGGGTGATATGTATTATATATCATATAGTGTACCAACTTTAACTTTCTATTAAACTTTTATTTCATAGGAGAGATTATTATGGATGTATGGACACCATCAAAGATAGATGAAGATTCAGAATACATTGGTACAATTGAGTTTCAAAGTGATGATAGTGAATATCACACTTTTGAATTATATCAAACAGAAGATCGTATTGTATTTGGTGGATACTGTAATGTTGGTTTCCTTGAATCTGGTTATATTGAAATAGATGTTACCTTTTCTCTTGATGAAAATTTACAAGATTTGGTGGAAGAGTTAGAAACTGTATATCGTGATGGCATCCAATATACAAATAGAATTGTGTGTAATGAGAGGATGTAGTGACAAGATCAAATGAAGATGTAGATAAGTGTATAGAAGAACTTCAATTATTATTGGACATGAAAGAACTTAAACAAATGATTTAAAAAAAAGAGACAAAAGGAGTGTAATGATGGAAGAAACGAAATGGGTTAAATTAAAACAGAGTATGGAAATGTTATGGAAAAATACAAAGGATGTATATGAGAAGACGATGACGTACCTTGATGAACAATTAGTTCCTGTACGTAAATCATCTTTGTTTGTTTCGATGGTTCTTTGTTTACTTGTAGCATTGATTACACTTTAATAAAAAAGGGGAATGATTATTAGTCATTCCCCTTTTCTTTATTTTTTACCGAAATCAAAATCCATTTGGTTAGGATCGTAAGAATCATCCTGTAATAACTTTTTAATCAGATCAATATACACACCATTAAAGAAATAATACTTCTTACACTTAAACATAATCTCAGCACCAGAATTCAGAGCTTTGTCAAGATCTCTGTTTGAGTATTCACCTCTAATAAAATTCATTGCGGCATCCACATCAGGTTCACCTTCCCAATATTCCTTTTGAGATTCAATATAATCACTCAAATCCATTGATGGTGACCATTCAAGATCATCACGAACATCATTTCTGAAAGAATCACTGTTTGCATAATTAAGTTTGACATTCAAATCATCAATTTCATCTTGGTCAGGTTCCTCTTTGCGTTCCTCATATCCAATTTCATATTCAATATTACTTATTTCATCGTTTTGTATTTTATCCACTGCATCTTCTTCTTCTCTACCATAGTAACCAGAACTTACTTGGTATAGGTATTCACCATCTTGACCTTCACCATACTGGTCATCCCATTCTATTTCCCATTCCCGTAACAAAGAACTATCAGGTTCCGTTTCTGATATATCTTTTCCATCACCAGAATCAGAATATAAATCCGTTATATTGGATGACCATAAGTATTCATATTTACCGATAGGGAAAATAATTTGAACAGTTCCATATGAACCAGCATTATTACTATTTCCTGTACAGAACAATCCAGTAGATCTAGCTTTCCATCCATACACCTCATCAAATGCCTCATCAAATGCTTCATGTGAGTCTTCTGGCATATCTTTTGGCACTCTATCTTGTCTGACACTTTTAGTTCCTATATGAGTAGAACGATTTGATCCACGATATAATAGATTTGTGTATTTACCTTTCCTCAATTCCTTAATGAACTGTTTGCATTGTCTTTCTACATCAGGCCAAACAGACAATAAATCATCGACGTGTTTTTCTTTATATGATGTATCACCAATTTGAACACGTTCACTGACGAATTTAGATAATTTGCTCATATTATATCCGTTTTCTTCTTCTTATATTTTCAGTTTTCTTGGTTTTTGGTATATTAGATTTAACCCATTTTCTTAGGTCATCCCATGAATTCAATTCTTTCTCAAAATCCACACTTCGTTTCATAGGTTTACCTTCTTCCTTTACATTAATATATTTGAAACTTTTAATTATTAATGATTTATTACCACCATATTTACTGACACTTTGGAGTGGTTTTCCGGGTTGTTGTATTAATTTATTTTTACCTGTCATAGTTTCTTTGGTGTCATTAGCCGTAAGATACACAGTATTTTCTTTGTTATTCAGGATAATATTGATAGATCCGTCGATAGTCGTACCAATACTTCCTGTTTTGTGTCTTAGGATATCAGTGACAGTGAGAGCTGCACCAGTATGAGTTGCTAACATAATATCAGGTGGTACTACACGTTCACGTTCAGTGTTTTGTTTTATTGCAATGGTATAGTCAGTTAATATCCAAACCAAATGAATATCAATAGGTTTGTAACCAGCTTCAAATAATTTAGGTACTACTTCATTTATATCACCAATATCTTTAAGAGTAACATCAAATAATATGTTTGGTAAAGTTCCTTTTATCGCACCATTTAATACTAGATCAAGTGTTTTGTCTTTGATTTTATGTTTTTTACAGAATTCGTGTACCATACGAACATCTTCTGGTTTCCCCATATCAGCATTGGCGATTTCTGGATTATCTCCCTTAACTTTCTGTAATTTAATCATGGCTTTTTTCATTTCGTCAACGTCACGAATTTTGAATTTGTCGGTTTCCATAAAATTTGTTGATGCGAATCCTTTACCAGATGCGGCACCACCAGCTAGAAATACAATCTGTCCGTATTTCTGACCCTTTCCTACAATTATTTGTTTTTCTGTTAAGTATTGTTGTAATTTCATTATGACCTCTTATATGTTTTACCAGTAACATTAGTGTAAATTTTTCTTGCCAATATCGCATTTTCTTCGTCTTTCATGTCATCCAGTACCATTATTATTTTCTCCATATTTAGAGATACATAATCATTGTTTGTTTGCCAATTGTCATATGATGTAATTGTGATACCGAGGATATTCTGTAGAATATGTCTTGGTATTGATGTGATACCGAGAAAGGTTTTGTCTATATTAACGATGAAGGAAATTACATCTTCCTTTCTGACCTTTGAATACTTATCTTTTATTTCTTGTTCTAATTTTTTACGAGCAGAAGTATCAAATATATCTGCGTGAACAGAATATTCAAATACGATTTTCATAAGGTCAAGTACACCACTACCAGCATTAGATAGTTGTTGTTGAAATGTTCGTGACTTTCTCACTTTCAAACCCATCTTTTGACCAAGAGCTTGTAATTTAAATAAAAAACTATCACTCACCACTTCATTTAATTCATTTGAAAGAAAAACATAACCAAGAACATTGGTTGATTCCTCATTTAAGTATTGTTCGAATCTCATTAAACACTCCCCCTAAATAATAACCCTTCTGTCTTATTTATAAAAAACAGAAGGGTTATTACTACTTAACGGAATCTAATATGAGTTTCTTTATACATACAAAGTCATCACCATCAAGGAATTTCTCAGTAACATCTTTCATTAACTGTCCAAGTTCCTTACCTTGTGGAAGACCTGTTAGTTCCATAACAACTTTACCATCTAAGAGTTGTTTGTTTTTACAGACCTTATTGTAGTCACGACCAACCTTTACTATTTCTTCTATCTTAGAAAAGAATTCATTTGAATCAAAAAGGTCACCACGACAACTATCATCACAGTACATAACCTCTGTAAGTAGTCGGAATAATTCGTGGTTTGCCAATACAGATGCTTTTGATTTCCTCATTTTACTTGTGTGTAACAGATCCATATGGTGTTGTGCAGTAAATACGAATGCGTCTCGTTCATCATTTGAGAATTTGAGACGATCTGCGACTTGGTTAACCAACCTCACTCCAGCGTGACCATGACCGTGAAACCGATGACGATACTCATCATACCGACCTTTATCAAGTTCGTGTGTAACGGATTTACCAAGATCGTGTAACAGAACAGCAACGTTTATCATTGGATCTGTATGAACATTCCTCTTTATTGCTTCCATAGTATGATCAAAAGGTGTTCCGTCACCAAACATGTATGCTTCGGGGTGGAAACGAGGTTCTTCCTGAACATTTTGTAACGCCTTTACTTCTGGTAATATAAACTCAAGAAGTTTGCACCGATCAAGAAGTTTTATAGACTCGGCAAATTGATTACCAGAACCACTTGCCATTTTAAACAGTTCACCTTTTATACGTTCTGGTGAAACTTTGTCTATTGTTCTACTGAGAGAACGTATGGCGGCAAAAGTGGAACGTTCTAATATAAAGTTGAAACGAGATGCGAAACGAACAGCCCTTATCATTCTAAGAGTATCTTCTTGGAAACGGTCAACAGGATCACCGACACAACGAACAACACCGTCTAACAGGTCTTGTTGACCACCAAAAGGATCTATTATGGTTCCGTCAAACTCCATTGCCATTGCATTTATCGTGAAGTCTCGTCGTGATAGATCAAGTTCTATATCATCAGTAAACATAACTTCATCAGGGTGTCGGGAATCAGAAGACTCACCATCAACTCTCATTTGAGCGACTTCAAAAGTAAATCCTTCAAACTCCACACACACTATACCGAATGATTTTGATTGACCTATGTCGTGACAAGTGAAGTATTCTTCAAGTTCATCCATAGAACAACTGGTAACTAAGTCTATGTCATGGGGAACAAGACCTAATAATATATCACGAACACAACCACCTACAAGATATGCCGTACATCCGAGACGTTCTATTGTTAATATCAATTTTTTTCCAGCTTCAAATTCTGTCATATTTTCCCTTCCCTTCCGATATATACATAATACTATTATCCTGAATAATAGTCAATAAAAAAGGGTGATACCCCGAAAGATATCACCCTGAATTCAATTAATTAGATTAACTGATTAGTCGTTATGTGAACCAACTGTTTCTGAGAAGTTACCAGATTGACCGTTACCGAATGATTCTGGTGAGAAACAAGTACCAGCAATCCAAACACCGCCAGCGGCATCACAAGTAAGTTGAGTTGTGTAATCAACACCAAAGTCAATAGTATCCCAATCAACACAATCAGTTCCATCAAAGAACCAACCAGCTTCCTTACATGCAACTTGACCATAAGTAGTCATATTTGCTGGGGTTGATGTGTCAACACACACATCAAGGTCTGCGTCAAAATAGAAACCAGAACGAACACATTCTTCTTCAACAAGACCTGAGTCAAATGCAGATGCTGGTTCGTAACAGTAACCATAAGAACCAGTGTTTCCGTCACCTGTTGATTCAGTTGTCCAAGTAAAACCAAGAGCTGTACAACGAGCTTCATCACCAATATCCTCGGCACGAACTGTGTTACCAACTACTTCACCTGAACCGTTTACAATAGTAGGTTCTGCATAAACAACAACAGATCCATCATCAATGTATTTCTTTTGAACAGCCAATTGAGGCATATCAGCCAAAAGAACTGTTCCAATTTCTGGATTGTTATCATCAGGTTCCAATGAAGGTGTGTCAGCAGGATTATAACCACCTGTCATAGTACCTTGCCAATCAGACTGTGGAGCAGTTGCGTTATAAGGTTTTGCGTATTCTACAACAACACCACCAAGTTCATACTCATCATGATCAACGTAGTCTTCGGATGGAACACCAACTTCACCATCACCGTTATAAGTAACTGTTTCAAGATCACCACCAACATAATCTTCACCACCTTCAACGATTGTTAGTGCAGATACAACACCACCAGTTTCAGGTGTGTCATTAACAAGAGCCGAGGCTGTTACTGTAACACTAACACCAGAACCAGAACCATCAGAAATTGTTTCGTCAGCAGTAATAGCGTCACCAGTAATCCAACCTGTTCCACCATCTGTAACAGTTGTTGTTGCAACAGCACCAACAGTAGATGCTACATCAAATGTCAAACTACCAGCAGACCCACCAAGAAGTGTTGCGTCAATAGTAATTCCTGCATCTTGTGTCTCATCGTAACCAGTACCACCGTCAACAATACTAACTGTGTCAAATGTAACAATTGTTCCTGTACCAGAAACAACAACCGAAACGGTAAGGTCATCATTACCAGCGGTCGCACCACCAGTAGCAACACCAGTATAAGTACCGTCAACCAAACCAACTGCGGTTCCAATATCAAGTGTTTCAACAGCATCAACGATGCCTGTTAGAGTTGTGACTGTAAACGCAACAGGCGTTACAGGTCTACCTTGTAAATAATCAATAGCCATAATTTTTAATTCTCCTTATTTTTTTAATTAACCCAAATGGGTTCTGTTATTATTTATACAAGAAGAAATAATTTTTTCTTTCTCATAGTTCAAAAATCGTACGTAAAGTCATGTTACAATTGACTTTATTGGTGTCGATACCAAGACCGTCAATTATACAAAGAGATATTAATCCCGGTAAATGAAGGTTTGGATTGTCTATGTACATATTATATGCTTCTTCAATAGTACATTTTTCTGTGTCACATGCAATCTTCTCGGCAAGCGCAATTAATGGAACATCCCTATCAATTTGATAGTAGGTGATGTTCCATTCTTTTCTAATTACTTTTTTTAATTTTTTCATCGACATAAAACACCTCGTTTGAGTAAATAACAATATATCTACTATACCAAGATGTTCTAATTATGTAAACACTATTTCAATATGTCTTTGAGTTTTTTGCGTTTTTTCTTTTTACAGGAAGATTTGGTTCCGATTTCTACTTGGGCGACATCACCAGTGGTGGTTCCAACGGCACCTTCTCCCTCTTCATTTAACATAAGGTCTATAATATCAATAAGTTCCATTATAGACTCTTTATTGTGGATTGTTCGTCATCTAACCCAAACAATCTAGCTATGCCATGCATCAGAGATTTCAATTTCTTTCTTATAGAAGTATCAGTTCCTTTTGCCGCATCAACCAAGTTATTGATGGCTTCTTTTGCCTTGATCATAATATCACCAACTTTTGATTTGATATGAACACCAATGTGCCATCCAGTGATAGCGTCAAGCATATGTAACGGACCTGTAACCATATGAAGAGTAGCCATATCAAGTTTCAATAAGAAGTTCATAAAATCTTCTTTTGATATCTGTGTGTTAGCAATTTCTTTTACTCTGATTTTAGAATCTTTATTTCCAGCCGCAGCTTTTAGTATATGCCATACGAATTCTGCCATCAATTTACCAGACTTTAAAGCCATTTGTATCAGACCATCACCCGATTTACTTGCATGTAGACCTAATCCTTTCATTAATGCCTTACCACCAGTTTTTAGTAGTGACAAGTCAAACGCTTCATTCATAAGGTCATCTTCTTGAATCAACATTGACATTTCAAGAACTATTTCCATGTCCCTGAGTTCATCATAACTATATAATTTACCATTAATTTTATCTAATATATCCATTGATCTCTCCTTATACTCTTTTCAGTGAACCATCAGGTTGTACATGTAATGCATAGAAACTTATAACTGGAAGTTTGCCACCACCATCTAAATCGTATGTATCAACAACCTTCTTTTCAATATTTTTTGGTAGTTTGTTTTCAATATCTTTTAGTGCTTTAAGATTTGGTAGGTGATCATCCAACAAACGAACACGACGATATTTACCAGTTGAAATATAATCCAGCATAACCTTTTTCTTTTTTGCGTCTACTGTCCCTAATTTTATATCACCAACTCTTTCAACATATACGTCTGGTCTATCCATTCGTATACCATACTTTTCAAAAGTAGATAGAAAGGTTTTCTTGTCATCAAAAGATCCTCTTGCTGTAAGGAACACAATCTTACTATTCCGTTCATTGGCTTTTATTTGAGCCAACATCTTAGTAATCCTACCCACAGTTTGAGGGATAGGTATAGATGATTTGTTGAACAGTTCTGCATCTCTGAATTGATCAAAGTTGTAATCTTCCCCATCTTTAAGGACATAAGAATTGAATTCTTGATTGTCTAATTCTCTAACAGTCTTACCATTCTTTACAACTAAGATTTTGGCGAATGTTCTAAACACGGTTTCGTCGATATCTATAAAAGTTATACCAGCACCATACTGTTTATCTGCCATTTCTGTTATGTATTTTTCAAATCTCATAAGTTTAATTCCTTGTTAAGCTGGGTATTGTTCTAACACTTTTTCACCGATAGCATAATCTCTTGATGCAGTAATATCACCAACATCAACTACACGACCAACAACCATATAAGGTTTGGTTGCAACAACAGTAACCGATCCACTCAATTCAACATTGTATACACCATTCACATTATCATATTGAACATCAGATACAGTTACTTGTGTACCGTCAACTTCAATAACCCAGATGTCACCACCTTTATTAGTGTCAAAGTTGATATCCCCAGATGTATGTGTTGTTCCTGTTAATGATGTATCAAATCTCACGAACAAACCAGCATTTCTAAACTCTGTTAAACTGATATCTACTGCACCAGTGATGGACATAGTATCATAACCACCTATCTTTGCCAAAACATCACCAGATGTGATGGTATCAGGTGTAAAGAAAGGTTCTGTGTAACCTGTATATGAGTATCCATTTTTCTCTAAAGTTGCCATATTATAAAAATTCTCCTTTTGTTAGTATTACTGTATATAATGTATTTATGTTTTTATAAATACTAATTGAATGGTACAAAGGAGAATATAATGAAATTTGATAATTATCTTCTTAATGAGAACATGGTTGACAGTGCCAAGTTACTCTTAAAGAGAATGGATATACGAAAAACTAAATCATATCTACAACAAGAATTTAGTGGATTTGTTGATCAAGTTATTACACTTGGTCTGGAAGATGAAGTTCTTACTCTGATCAACAAAGGGTTTGGTACAAAGTATAGAACGATGAAAGAGATCCAGAAACAAAAGATTAGAGAATCAGATGAATCTCTGAATGAGGATATTGGTCATTGGTGGGATGTTGTTAAATCAGAAGCATTTCCCACACTTGCTTTTTATCCTGCGTTGTCAGTCTGGTTAGAAATTGATAAACTATTCAAGGACCAAGATATGGATATGAAAAAGACTATTGTATATTCATTGTTTTGGGTATTATTGGTTAGTGGTAAGTATGTGAAAGGTTGGATGATGTGGAAGAAACAAAATCCAGATGAGTATAACATGGAAAAATCAAATGGTAAAGGGGGATTAGTATAATGAAAATTGATATGATTGTAGAAAAATATCTTGTAAGTGAAGGTGCTATGAAAAAGATTGCCGCCGCAGTTAAAAAGTTTGATTGGTTTTTGGATGCAGACGGCAGAACACCTATTGAAATTAGAGATCAAATTCGTGGTCTAAGTGATGAAGTTTTGAAATCTTGGAGTGAAGAAAGTGGTTTTGGTACTGGTAGAAAAATGCTTCAGAATAAAATTGTTAAACAAGAATTAGGCCGTAGAGGTATTTCAGAAAAATAGGAGATAATATAATGGATTTATTAGAAAAGATTGATATTTATGTAGGTGGTGAGGTCAATGAAGAGTCTGGTTACCAGAAATTCTTCAAAGGTAAATTACAGAAGGCAGGATTTGATTCTGTTGCCGATATGTCAGACCAAGAGAAGAAAGATTTTTTTAACATGGTAGATAAAGAATGGAAAGGCGAAAAAGAGTAAGAAGATAAACTAATTTGTGAACAAAAAGGAGAACGAGAACTATGCATATCAGACCAATGAAAGACAGATTGATTATTCAGTGTATTGTAGAAGACAATGTAACAGCGGGTGGTATTATTATGCCTGACACTGGCAACAAAGAGAAACCCCAACAAGGGATTGTCATTGCTGCTGGAAAAGGAATGGTAACACCAGAAGGGAAAGTTTTACCTCTTGATGTTAAAGTAGGTGATTTTGTTATGTTCGGTAAGTATGCTGGAAATGATATCAAAGTTGGTGGCAAAGACTACTTGATGATGAGAGAAGATGATATTCTAGGGGTCGTTGAGGAAGAAGAGGGAGTTTAATTGTCAATAAAAACACATATTAATAAGGGTGATACTAAGTATGTACCAGTTTATCCTGAGAAATATAAAGGAAGACCTCCTATTATATGTAGATCGTCATGGGAAGAGGCATTCTGTCGTTGGGCAGACTACTCTTCCGGTGTCATTGGTTGGTCAAGTGAGGAGATTGTTATAAAATACCAAGATCCTTTAGAACCAATAAGAAATAACAAGCCTAGGTTTAGACGATATTACCCTGATTTTGTTATAGAAACAAAGAATGGTGATACATATCTTATTGAAGTAAAACCATACAAACAGACAATACCACCAACAAGATCTTCTAACAAAAGCAGAAAAACTATGTTAACCGAAGACAGAGCATATAAAACAAATCAAGCTAAGTGGAGATCAGCTAGGGCATATTGTCTTAGAAAAGGTTGGATATTTAAAATAATAACAGAAAAAGAATTATTTGGGAAAAAATAATGGCATTGAGAATACAGTACAACAAGAGATTTAAAAATGTTCACTGGAAATCAGGGCACTTTTACAAGTTTAAGTATCAGGCGTGGCATAATTTTTATAAATACCAATAGGAGGTATTTATGAGTTATAATATAGGGTCGAGAATTAGGTTACTAACTGACGAAATGAAATTATGTGTTATCGAAAGGTATGATGGTAGATCACTTGATGAACATTTCCCTAAAAAATCCACACTAAAAATTAAAATTATATGCCCTGATTGTGGTGAGGTGTTTGACAGTAATTCATATCAATTTATAAACAAATTTCCTGATCACATTTGTAATTCGTGTTCACAGAAAAGTAGGTGGAAAATAGATTATGATAGGTTGTGTGACATAAGAACAACAGATGATTACAGAAGTAATATGAGTGTTTCTATAAAAAACTCAAAGAAATGTAAAGATGCCAGAAAAGAGAATGGGAAAAAACATGTTAAATATTGGGATTCTATCAGAGGTTTTACTAAAGAAGAACTTTGGGGTGAATGGAAGATATACAGAAGAACAGTATATAATATGACAGAAAAAGTGTATAGAAAACACATTGGTGAAATAAACCCTGATGGTTTGCCAAGGAGTAAGTATAATTTAGATCATATATATTCAGTACAGGAAGGTTTTAGACAAAACATACCACCGTATATAATATCAAACATAAATAACCTACGAATGTTGGATAGGAAACAAAATATAATAAAACGAGATAGGTGTGATATTACAAAGGAGCAATTAATGAACAAAATCTTTAATAGTGAGGACGTATATATAGCGGATATTTGTTATGGCACTTAGGATACAATATACTAAGAGATTCCAGAATGTTCTTTGGAAATCGGGTCATTTTTACAAATTCCGCTATACTTGATTGCGTGGCATAATGATCCTAATCCTACGATACTTTTGATGTATGCGTATTCTGGTAGACATCCAAACACTGGACACGAATGGCATTTCTTCCAAGGAATTAATTTCACTTATATCCCAAGAACTCACCGTAGACATTTTGTTCAATCTTGGATGAGAGAATGGGAACACACAAACGGAAACTTTAGGTTGACATGGGAAAGACTTTTATCTGAGTTCCCATTTCTTAAAAATGCTGTAAGAAGATACTTTTATAACCCATCATATTATATATCAAACCCTATGGAAGTTCCGATGGAAGACATAGAAGATGTTGTCGTTAGTACATGGTCAAAGGACTTCAGTAAGAAGTTGAGAACTAATTTGGTACAGAAGTTCCGAAAAGCCAAGTCAAATGTTAAAAAAGGAAACAAAACAGGAATATTTAATAGATGATACATAAATACATATATCCGAATGAAAAAGTGAGTAATCTAAAAATGTCTATGTAACCATTTGGAATTAAACAGGTAATCATAGGATGGTATTATACAATGGGAGATAGTAATCAAGGGTGGGAATCGTGGTCAAATCACGTTCTGATGACCCTAGAGAAGCTGGAAAAAAAGGTTGATGTAGTTGACCAGAGAATAAACGATACTAACCTAACAACCCAAGTTGAGATTGTTTCCATAAAATCGAAAGCTGCTGTATGGGGGTTGGTTGCTGGGTTTATGATATCAACAGTAGTATCTATATTTGTTGGGGTTTTGGTATACCAATTAACAATGGGATCATCATCGACAAGAAATAATAAATTACCTATAAATAACAGTAGTGGTATATACATGCTCCTTCCAAGAGATAATAACGATTATTTGAAGGGGTTTAAGTATGGGGTTGATTTTGATGAGGAGAACATTTCATGAAATTCGTGGATAGATGGTCTGATACATTAACAAACTTCTTGGTTCCAACAAAGCACATATGTAATTATGAGCCGATTGAAGGTATATCTAAAGATATATCAGAATTAAAACGACTAAAACAAGAGATCGAAACAAAAAACGTTGAAATTACTCGTAAAAGTGTTGAATGGGATAGAACATTTGATTCGATAAGTGATTCTATAGTTATTGTAGACGTTGATTATAATATCAACAGGTGTAACGATGCATTTATGAAATGTGTAGAACCAGAAGGTATATCATATGAAGAATTAATAGAAATGAATTGGGTGGATTTTTATAAGGAAGTTTTGGGATTTCCTGATGACAAGTGTATTGTAACTAAATGTATAGATACACACGAACCACAGAAATCCATGATAGAACACCACAACCGATCATACGATGTACAAACAACCCCAATTTTTGATGAATCAGGTGATTTTGTGGGGTGTGTGAGAGTATCCAGAGACGTAACCGAAGTAGAATTTCAAAAGAAAGTGTTGAATAGAAGAACTTCTTTGTTTGCGGCGATATCAAATATGAGTAAGATTCTAACTAACCACAGTGATTGGAGAGATGCGTTAAAAGAAATACTTTCTGAGTTGGGTGGTGCTGTAGGGGCACACAGAGTATATATATTCGAAAATGAGGAAAAAAAAGAGAGGGTATGTTCCAACATAGTGTCAGTTTGGTTAAACCCAATGTCAAGGATCTGTGATGTTGCCAGTGATATAAATGATTGTATTAATTATGACTTATGTCCTGAGTTAAAAGAATCAATGATGACAGGAGAATCAGTGCAAACAACACTACCTCGTTGTGGTATATGCCCTGAAAGAGAACATTGTATTTGTTCAGAAGACGTAATAGTTTTGGGTGTACCGATATTCTCTGATAGTAAGTGGTGGGGATTCATAGGTTTTGACTATTACAATGGACACAAAAAATTTAAAGATCGTGATGAAGTTATACTAAAAATAGCGGCAGATATTATCGGTGGTGTGATACATCATCGGAAAAAATATTACGATGAAGTTGACAAAGATTATAACACATAGTAAGATGTAACACAAATAAAAACAAAACTGTATGGAGGTAATTTGTAATGAAATTTGCACTCGGAGAGATCCGTAACATGAAAGACCCATTGATTGGTCTGTTGGAAAAACCTATTCCCGTTAAGGCGGCATGGAATCTAAAAAAATTGGTGTCTGGGTTTGATAAGGAGTTAGCCGAGATTGAAGAGTTTCGGGTCAGTCTTATCAAACGTGTTGGTACTGTCGATGATGATGGAACAATCAAAGTCGAAGACGATAACATGGAGACATTTGTTGAAGAATTCAATGAACTCTTATCACAAGAGGTTGAAATCTCATTTGATCCTATGGATATCGGGGTGTTGGGTGAAGACGCAACAATTAGTGCCAAGGATATGTTGGCATTAGATCGTTTATTTGTATAGAAATTAACAAATAATTAGATGTATAAAGGGATACTCATTTTTTGGGTATCCCTTTTTTTGTGTATTTTATGGATGAGAGGGTGGCAATGAGAAAAATTATATAAATATGAGTATATATAAAATCATATTTTTGGAGATATTTAATATGGCTGAAACCGAATACAAGGTAAATTTAAGAAATTCCACTAACGATGGTTGGGTAAACGTGTTAACCGAAACCAACATTGTTATGGTAGATCCTAGTAATATTTTTCTAGGTGACAGATTAGACGATGTTTTATACGAACTACGAACAGCTATTCTTGAGGTTGGTGGTGGAGGTCCGGGATATCTCGGAGAACCTTTACACGTAATTGATTTAGTTGACTCAACAGGTCCGACAGATGAGATTGCATCCATTTCTACAAGAGGTGGTATGTCGATTGCAAAAAATGTTAATGCTGGTGGACTAGGCGTTACAGGTACAACAATTCTTGGTGATGATACAACCATTACTGGTGGAGATCTTCTACTAGACCAAGACATATCAGGTGTTGTTACAATTACTGGTTCTGGTTTGGGTGATATTACAGATTTTGTTAATATTACATTAACTGGATCTATGTCAGGTGATACATTGACAGTTACAACTTCCGTTAATTCGGCATTATCACCAGATGTAGATGATTCATATAATCTTGGTGGTGCGATTCGTCGTTGGGCTAATTTATATGCAACCAATGTAATGGCATCCATTATTGTTGGTGACCTTACTGGTAATGTAACTGGTAACGTGACAGGATCTCTTACAGGTGACGTGACAGGAAATGTAACAGGTGATCTTACAGGTAATGTCACAGGTGGTCTTACTGGTAATGTAACAGGTGATCTTACAGGTAATGTCACAGGTGGTCTTACTGGTGATGTAACTGGTAATGTAACTGGTAATGTCACAGGTGGTCTTACTGGTGATGTAACTGGTGATCTTACAGGTAATGTGACAGGTGGTCTTACTGGTGACGTGACAGGAAATGTAACAGGTGATGTATTATCACAAGATGGTTTGGTAACAGTTCTTGATAACGGTACTGATGGAAGTGATGCAGTATTTACAGGTGATGTCACAGGTGATGTAACTGGCGATCTTATAGGTAATGTCACAGGTGACGTAACAGGTAATGTAACTGGCGATCTTACTGGAAATGTGACAGGTGGTCTTACTGGTGATGTCACAGGAAACGTGACAGGAAACGTGACAGGTGGTCTTACTGGTGACGTAACAGGTAATGTAACAGGTGATCTTACAGGTAATGTAACTGGTGACGTAACAGGTGGTCTTACAGGTGACGTAACAGGTGACGTAACAGGTAATGTAACTGGAGATCTTACTGGTAATGTCACAGGAAATGTGACAGGTGGTCTTACTGGTGATGTAACTGGTGATCTTACAGGTAATGTTACAGGTAATGTTACAGGTAATGTTACAGGAGATGTAACAGGAAATGTGACTGGCGATCTTACTGGTGATATGACCGGAACTGTAACCGGTGATCTTATCGGTAGTGTTGATGGTGATGTCACAGGAAACGTAACAGGTGCCGTATTGTCTCAAGATGGTTTAGTGACAATATTAAACAATGGATCTGATGGTACTGACGCAGTATTTACTGGTGACGTAACTGGTGATCTTACTGGTGACGTAACTGGTAATGTAACAGGTGATCTTACAGGTAATGTGACAGGTGGTCTTACAGGTGATGTTGTGGGTTCCGAAGTTAATGTTACTGATGTGATTGCAGATAACGGTGACATAGGTTCGTTAGTTGTTGGTACTGTTGGTTCTAGTCTTATCCCAGAAGATGGGTATGGTATCGGAACTGAGTTAAACAAATGGTCTTCTTTATACACTGTTCAGTTACTTGGTGCTGCTAATATAGAATCAGATGTTGCAACTATAGGAACACTTAATGTAACGACAATTAACAGTAGTTCTTTTGTCGGTGATTTCAACGGTGATTTGACAGGGAATGTGATTGGTGATCTTACTGGATCATTGATTGGTTCAACAACTCAGGTAACTTCTGGTTGGGATCTAGTTTCTGATGTCGGAACTGCTGATGCATTAGATGTTGTTGGTGGTGTTCATGTTGGTAAGAGTTTAACTGTTGATGAGAAAGTATTCATTGGTGGTGATTTGAATGTTACTGGTGATATCACAGGTAGTTTTATTGCAACGGTCCCTTGGACAAACGTACAATCAAACGTTATATCAGACGTTACTAATACAAGAGACATTGGTTCAACAACTAATCAATGGGCTAACATATATTCTGTTAATGTAGATTCTGAAACAGCGGATATAGTTAATCTTACAGTAAACACATTAGTATTGACTACTGTTGGATCTGATTTGATTCCCGATACAACCAGAAATATTGGTAGTGTTGGTAGTAAATGGGGTTCATTATACGTAAATAACATATTAGGTTCGACAAACATTGAGTCTGATATAGCAACAATAGGAACACTTAATGTAACAACTATCAATGGTTCTGAGTTTACAGGAAGTTTTACAGGTGACCTTGATGGTAATGTAGTAGGAAATGTCACAGGAAATATTGACGGTAACGTTGATGGCAATTTGATTGGTGACACTTCACAAGTAACATCAGCATGGGATAAATTTGAAGATGGTGACCTAAATGATTCTTTAGAGATTCGTGGTGGTATGACTGTTGATAAGAACCTTAATGTTGGTAGAACTTTAAACATAGGACAAGATTTACATGTAACTGGTTCATTATCAGCATCAAGTTTGACATTACCTAGTGTTATGACAGACCTTACTGGTAACATTAAGTCACAAGATGGTGTTGTGGTAGTCGTTGAGAATGGAACAGACGGAAGTGATGCAGTATTCACAGGTCAACTAGATGGTAACCTGAACGGAAACATTGTATCAGCTTCGTCATCGTTCACTGAATTAAGTGGTGGTAATATCATCACATCAGGTGAAGCAACTGTCAACTCATTAAATGTTCTTAATGTTGTAGAATCAAATTTGATTCCTCTTGGTAGTTTTACACTAGGTAACCAACTTAACAGATGGAATGAGATTTATGGAACAACCATTACTGGTAGTTCATTTGTTGGTGGAACTTTCACTGGATCGTTTATGGGTAATCTTGGTTTACCAACAACTTCATCAAATAACTTTAATGTTGTTGGTGACTTGGATGTAACAGGTGAAATTACTGGTGGTCAGATCACATTTAGTGTAGTTACAAGTAATGTGGTTGGTGATGTATTGTCTCAAGATGGTCTGGTAACAGTTCTTGATAATGGAACAGACGGTACAGATGCTACATTCCTTGGTGATGTAACAGGAAACATTCAGGGTGATCTCACAGGAAACATTGTATCTCCTGTAACAACCCACGTAACATCCACAACAGATTCAACATCATGGGATACTGGATCGTTGATTCTTGATGGTGGTCAAGGTATCGCTGGAAACCTAAACGTTCAAGGTGATATTCATACTCTTGGAAATATGACAATTGGTGCGGTGTTTGATGCTCCTAACTTCATATTCTTGAATGGTGTGATTTCTGGTAATGTTCAATCGGTCAACAAAGATACTGGTGCTTTGGTTATAACACAAGGTGGTATTGGTGTAGAACAAGATATAAATGTTGGTGGTTCAGTTGGTATTGTAACCGATTTAAATGTATCTGGTCTTACAACACTTGATGATAACACACAAATCAACGGTATTGTTGATATTAATAACGCTGTTGATGTCGATATGACAGATGGTGATTTTGATGTCGTTATAACAACTGGTAATTTCTCAGTTGATGTGACAACTGGTAATGTTGATATTACAACTAACCAAACCTTGACGGTAGAAGGTGATGTTGTTGATATTCATGGTATTTCTACTGTAAACCTTGATACTACTGATCTTGTAGTAGACACAACATCATTTGTTATAACAAGTGACACTAACACAATTAATGGTACACTTAATGTAAACGATGATCTGAATATTGGATCTGATAACACAGATACGGTGAACATTAATTCAAAAATAGGAACAACATTATATTCATTTGACAACACACAATCATTAGGATCAACTGGTGATATGTTTAATGAAGCATACTTCAACAGATTCATTGCTGAGGGTGGAAACACAACAACTAATACAACAACTGGTGACATTGTTACTGCTGGTGGTATTGGTGTAGGTGAAAATCTTTATGTAGGATCAAATACTACAATCGTAAATGATCTTGGTGTTGGTGGAAATACTACATTAACTGGTACATTACTTGTTACTAATGACACACAATCAATTGATGTTATTACAGGGTCAATTGTTACTGCTGGTGGAATGGGTATTGGAAGAGAATTGTTTGTCGGTGGTCAGGTTAACGCTTTAAGTGGATTCATTGGTGATATCACCGGTAATGTTCTTGGTGATGTTCAAGGTGATGTTCAAGGTTCGTTGGTTGGTGAGACAGTTGAAGCTGATGTCATTACATCCAACATTTCACTTTATGTTGGTAGTACATCCGAACTTGCTGGAATTGTTACAATAACTGATACTACTGGTTCAACTGGTAAAGACTCAGGTGCATTGGTGGTTGATGGTGGAGTTGGTATCGAAGAAAACCTTCACGTTGGTGGATCAGTAACAATCGGTACCACTTTTGAAGCACCCGATTTCGTATTCCAGTTTGGTGAAGTACAAGGTTCCATTTCTTCTACTGACAAAGATACTGGTGCCGTGGTTATCACACAGGGTGGTCTTGGTGTAGAAGAAAATGTAAATGTAGGTGGTTATGTTAATGTGGTCGGTAACATTTCAACAACTTCTGGTACAATCGGTGGTTTAACTGCGGTAGAACTCACACAATTGAATAACATTGATTCTGTTACTATCACAAACGGTCAGTGGGTATATGTTGGTGATATGAACCAAAGTGTTACAACTACTGACAATGTTACATTTAATGCTGTTAAAGTTAATGACACGACAACATCTACAAATAAAGACACAGGTGCATTAGTGGTTGAGGGTGGAGTTGGTATCGAAGAAAACCTAAATGTAGGTGGTAATACTGGTTTTATTGGTAATGTAACAGTTAGTGGTGATCTCACCGTTAACGGAACAACAACCACTATAAACTCAACAACAGTACGTGTTGAAGATAATATAATGGTAGTAAACGCTGGTGAAATTGGTGCTGGTGTTACAATAGGTACCGCTGGCATCGAAGTTGATAGAGGTTCTGAAGCAAACTTCCAGTTCATCTTTGATGAGTCTGATGACTTATTTAGAGTTGGTAAAGTTGATTCTCTACAAGCAGTAGCAACAAGAGAAGACACACCAAAATCATTGGGAACTGCTATTTGGGATGATACAACAAGTAAGTTTATCACAATTAATTGGGAATCTGCAACTGACGCACAAACCTTGGTAAGTGGTAGAAAGTATTTGGCTGATGGAAGTATTTCATCTTTGGTATTACCGATATCACCAGTTCAAGGACACACTATTATTATTCACGATGAAATGGGTGATTGGTTTAACTCTCCCGTTTTTATTGATAGAAATGGTAACAATATCATGGGTGTTGCCGATGATTTAGTTCTTAATACAGATAATGCAACCGTTGAATTAGTATTTACAACATCCAAAGGATGGAAAATAGTATAAGGAGATTAGTATGACTACATATTTGAGTGATTTTAGAGGAGTATCAAAATCTGTGGTGAGTGGGGTGGTTGCGGGAACAACCACCCTAGACTCTCTATTGACAGATGTTTATAGAAAGGCAGTTTATAATATAGTTGTGGAAGATGATATCACAGGGGAAATGTATACAACATCCCTATCAATGGTAGATGATTCAACAGGTATTATTGTAACGGAGTTTGATAATGTGGGTAATCTGGTTGTTAGTTTTGATACAGATGGTTATTTGGATTTCCCATCAACAATGAATTTGAACATGACACTTCCAGTTGGTTTCAGTGGATCATATTCATTTGAAAGACAGTTGTTCATTAAAAAGAGTAGTTATGTATATGTTGCACCGACACTTAACATTGGTTTACTACATACATTAGATAATCCAAATGCGTATGACACTGCTGACAATGACTCATTTGGTAGATCAGTATCAATATCGGATACATATTCAATAGTTGGTGCCCCGAATGAAGATGATGCAGGTGGACTTGATTCAGGTAAATCATATATTTACAATACTGTTACTGGTGAGTTGTTATGGACTCTTGATAACCCAAATGCATATGATACATCAGCTAGTGATACATTTGGATCTGCTGTTTCGATATCAGATACATATTGTGCTGTTAGTGCATCAACAGAAGATGATGCTGGTGGATTAAGTTCAGGGAAAGTGTATATTTTCACTAATGCAACAGGTGAATTACTACATACATTAGATAATCCAAATGCATATGGTACATCGGCAGGTGATAATTTTGGTAAATCAGTTGCAATAACAGATAGTTACTGTATAGTTGGTGCTCATAATGAAGATGATGATAGTGGATCAAATTCGGGTAAAGCCTATATTTATAATACTGTAACAGGTGCATTATTACATACATTGGATGATCCGAACTTGGATGGTTTTGGCGGTGATCTTTTCGGTATTTCTGTTGATCTGACAGATACATATTGTGTGGTCGGTGCCCAATCAGAAAGATTAGAAGGTATTACTTCGGGTATAGCATATATCTTTAATACCGTAACAGGTGATCTATTACATACATTAGAAAACCCAACAGTGTACGGTACGGTTGGAGCTGACTTATTTGGAGTTTCAGTTGCAATAACAGATAGTTACTGTATAGTTGGTGCTGGTGGAGAAGATAGTGCAACCGCCGATGATGTTGGAGCAGCATACATCTTTAACACTGTAACAGGTGATTTGTTACACACATTAACCAATCCAACACCTTTTGAATGGGATGGGATGGGATATTATGTTGATATAAACGACTCATTCTCTTATGTTAACTCATGGAATAGATCATTTATATTTAGTAATACTACAGGGGAGTTGTTAGATACTATTGAAGATCCGTTATCATCATCTGATGGGTTTGGTTCCATAGTTTCGATGTCAGATTCATATTGTATCACATCAACTACGTATTATGACGGTGATGGAGAAACAACACCGGATACTGGAATTGCATTCATTTTCGGACTTAGTACATAAAGTAAAGTAAAAATAAAATAATAGTGGAGGTTTGGAAGCTATGGCAATACAAGATTTTAAAATAAAGAAAGGTATTAATATTGGTAGTGGTGTGTTTATTGCCAATGAAAATGAGGTTAGTTTTGGTGGAGTTGATATTTCTGGTATATCAACAAATGAGGTAACACAAATAAGTAATATTGATGATGTTACTGTCTCAAATGGTCAGTGGGTATATGTTGGTGATATGGACCAAAGTATCATGACAACCGATAATGTAACATTTGGTGGTGTAGTTTCAACTGGTAACATTTCAACAACTTCTGGTACAATCGGTGGTTTAACTGCGGCAGAACTTCTACAATTGAATAACATTGATGATGTTACTATCACAAATGGTCAGTGGGTATATGTTGGTGATATGGACCAAAGTATCATGACAACCGATAATGTAACATTTGGTAGTGTAGTTTCAACTGGAAATATCTCAACTACTTCTGGTACGATCGGTGGTTTAACTGCGGCAGAACTTCTACAATTGAATAACATTGATGATGTTACTGTCTCAAACGATCAATGGTCATATGTTGGTGGTATGAACCAAGGTGTTGCCACAACCGATTCACCTACATTCGTATCAGTTAACACCAACCTTACAGGAGACGTAACAGGAGACGTAACAGGTAATGCTGATACCGCTTCATCATGGGAAACACCAAGAACTATAGAGTTGATTGGTGGTGTTACGGGAATATCAACTGGATGGGACGGTTCTAGTAATTTGGCATTTACAACAACGGTTGTTGGTAATATATTCGACCAAACTTTGAATACAACTGACAGTGTTGAATTTGTTGGTGTTACTGGTAATCTTACAGGAGACGTAACTGGTAATCTTACAGGAGACGTAACTGGTAATCTTACAGGAGACGTAACTGGTAATCTTACAGGAGACGTAACTGGTAATCTTACAGGAGACGTAACTGGTGATGTATTATCTCAAGATGGTTTAGTAACAATTCTTGATAATGGTATAGATGGAACGGATGCAGTATTTACTGGTGATCTTACTGGTAATGTAACCGGAGACGTATTATCCCAAGATGGTTTAGTGACAATTCTTGATAACGGTACTGATGGTAGTGATGCTGTATTCACTGGTGATGTAACTGGTGATGTAACTGGTGATGTAACAGGAAATGTAACAGGAAATGTAACAGGAAATGTAACAGGAAATGTAACAGGAAATGTAACAGAAACAGTTTATGATTTATCTGGTAATGAAATATCAGCCGATAATGGAGGAATCCAAATCAAAACTTTAAGT